TTACACCGCTTCATATAATTTTGATACAACGTCATTTTTTAAATCCATACTAGAAACATCATAAGTGTAGTTTCGAGCATTAACTTGTTTAGTATGTCCCAACAATGCCGATGCTATAACATCTGGAACGCCAGAAGCTTTTAAATGCGAGTTAACAGTTCTCCTAATTGCATGAATGCTCCAGTTCCGAATACCCAATTTTTTACACCGATAACTCAAACAGTCTGAGATAGCATATGCATGTATTTTTTCGTTTTCTCCTGAGAATACATACTCTCCAAAATATCCATTTTTCATTTCTTGTTTTTTAACTTCATTTAATATACGTTTTACATCTTGCGACAATGGGAATAATCGAGATTTTCCTGTTTTGGTTTTACCTACTGAATATGTTTTGGTCACCCTATCATATCTTTCAGAATATTGTATGACTAAATATCCGAGTTTTTCTCTAACATCTGACCATTTTAGTCCAGTCAATTCTCCTATTCGCATTCCTGTATAGAAAGCTAATTCAACCGCATACAAAGGGATATATGCTGGTTTCTCATGCTTATCCTGCTGTATCAGACTAAGCAACTCATGAACGTCTTCATTTGATAAAACACGCTCTTCTGCCAAATCCAAATCAAAGTCTACTTTACAAAATCGCAAAAATGCTTGCTGTTCAACATATTCACACGGATTCTCTACAATTTGCCTTTTAGTCCGTGCATGTTTGAAAACTCCTTTTATATATCCAAACAGAGCTTTTGCTCCCTTTTCTTTAAGTCGAATTTCTTTTACCCGATTTACCATAAATATAGTAATGTCTTCGTCTGTAATTTGACGAATATCCATATACTCTATTCTTTGACCTTTAAAAAATCTCTTATAGTCTGAATCATATTTTAAAAGAGTATTATTTGCTACACCAAACATTTCTTGTTTGTTTCTCCACCGTCGCCACCAGTATTCAAACGTATACTCTGTTTGTTCTTTGTAATAATCGACTATTAAATTTTCAATCTCCTTTTTAGAATTTCTTTTTCTAGGAACTCTACCTTTTTCTTCATCAGGAAGATAAGTATGCCATTTGCCATCCTTACTTTCCCAAATACTATACGGATGCTGCTCTAAAATTTCTTTTCTTTTATTCATATTTACTGCATCCTGTATGTGCGATAAATCAATTATACCCTGCTCAATGGCATAATTCAATATTTCGCTATTCATTGGTTTTTCTATATTAAAATCTCCTTTCACACTGGGTAATTCATCTTACCCAGTGTATATACAAAATATCATCAATCATCAAATAAGGATTTATGCTACTTTATTCTGCCCTTCAATATATCCTACAAGTTCTTTGAAGTATGGCACATTGTCTAACATCCACTGGCAGAAGATTCTCCAATCCTTTACTGGATGTGTCTTTCGTGAAAAATACATATTTAAAAGCACTTCATATGTAAGAGAAAGATTTGCTGTGATATTATATCCCATAGGCAACATTTCAAGAATTGCATTCCAAATACTCTTATCCTTTGTTGCATTGTACTCATCTTTAAGTTCATTTAGTAACTGAATAGTATTTTCTGTATGTTGCTTAACTTTGTAACCAAGCGTGTTTTCAACGTCTGAAGTATTACTTTCATCATGGCTTGATAATGAGAATTTCTCAATTACAACATCAATACCTTCATGAGAAAAACTATCTAAGTCAAACTCTTTTTTATGAATTGTGTGCATCTTAGAGCAACTACATCTTGTTGTTCCAACTTTATATGTATCTGCCTGCGCCCACCATGTGTGATGAGATGTAATTCGTAATCCAACTGGCAGTGATCGTAAGGCTTTTCTGTGATCTTTTCCTGCTCTTGCAAGTCTTTTAAATAAACCTAAATCCTTCTCTCCCATACAAAAACATGGATGCCAGATTTCTACGTTTCTTTCTTTATCATATTCTGTTGTATGTCCAATGTAGCTATCACTTAAATGCCAACTATCGTATGCGTTTCTAGCTCCTTCAATAGCAAACATCCACTGCTCTGGGCTTGGAAATACTGGGTGTTCAATTTTAATCATATATAAACTCCTCCTATTTTAAATATGAAGAGAATACTAATTTCTCTTTATCTTTATTATCAACTGTTACATATCCGTGGACATTAGGCGGATGCCCTGACCAACTGATGTAGATTTTATAGTAATATCTCGTACAATCAACATATTTACGTGTCACAATACAGACATATCCTTTATTCATGAAGTCTTCTAATACTGCAATACAAGAATCAAGTGATTTGCTAGTGTCGCAAGACATTGGTTTTGTCGTAAAATACACTTCTGTTCTACCATTCATCTGTGCAGTTTCCCATATATCATTTACTAAGTCGTCATATAAGTCATCAAATATTTTACTTAATTGTGCCTCGGACTGCTGCTGTGAATACTCTTTCATATCCACAGCATTGATCAGTCCTTTTGTTTGTGCAAAATAATTCATTTATTTACCTGTACTTCCAATTCCGCCAGTTCTTTCCTCAGTAACTTCTTCCCTATCAGCAACCCCATAGAGAGTAAATACACCTTGGCAAAACGCTTCTCCTTTTTTAATTTTTAATGTATTTGGACTACAATTCTTAATTTTTACAAAGATATGACCTTCGTTATCCGCAAAATAATAATCTTCATCAATAACGCCCGTTCCATTGCCAATCCATGCATCAGCTTTAATGCCAAGACTACTTCTGATAAAAATAAACAATGTCCATCCTCTGAGGATCTTACATCTCATTCCTGTTGGAATGATGATTGCATCTCCTGATCTTACAACAAAATCCGCTGGTGCAATAAAGTCGTGTCCTGCTGATCCCTTTGTCGCTCTAGCAGGATATTTTAAACTACCATAAATTGATTCTTCTGGATATTTGTGAAATTTCTCTTCCCAGTCCTGTACGAACTGGTCAAACGATACTTTCTCAAACTCTGCAACTTTCATTAATCCGCTTTCTGTTAATAATCCCATATATGTATTTCCTTTCCATTTTCTTCGTGCAACTTTCACAAAATTTCGTGTTTTATAATTAAGTCTATTTATTTTGACTTCTATATAATCTTTCAACTGATTTAGTCTACTTTGCTTCCAATAAACCACATATATTTTAGTTCTCATTACTGTTCACTAAGCATCAGAGGTAATCCAACTTCGTTATAGTAAGAATCCTCAAAAGTCATTTCTGGTTCGTCTTTGTACTGTTCTTTTAATTTTTCAACCAACAGATCTTTCTGTTTTTTCACTTCATCTTCAGTACCATGCACAATTAAACTTACATTACCGTCATATACACCATCATTAAATGTTTCAACTTCGATCATATATAACTGACGATCTGTGTTAAGACTTGACTTTTTAGCCGCCAGATACAGATAATCTTTTGGCAATTTATATTTCTTGAGCAGCTTGTCAACATCTTTAATGAAATCAAGTTTGTGTTTTTCTTTTTTAATCTGCTTCTGTAAGTCTGTGTGTTCTACGTTTCTTTTATCGTTTTCGGTCATCATTACATTATTTGTATTCATAGTAAATTCTCCTTGCGTAGTTCATTTTCTGTGTATTGGCAATATTCATCCCATAATCCTTTAGCATGAATATAATTTTTGCCTTTCAATCCCATTTTCTTCTGTTCAGCTTTCAAGTCTTGGAATGTAAACTTGCGTGAGCATATCTTTTCTTTTAAGAATCTAGTTGCAATTCGCCCTACCTTATACATTTCCTCACGCTTCAAATTTGCAGTTAATTTCTTGTAAGTACTCAATTCATCATCTGGAATTTTATAAGGTGTTTTTGGCAAATTTTTCAGTGAAAAAGGTGAGATATATTTGCAAGTTCCATCATCACGGATTCTACTCTTCTGTGCCTTCAACAACTCGGCAACAGTATCCAGATGTTTCACATCAAATCTAAACAACACTTCTTTATCAGTTTCTTCTATACAATAAGGAATATCTTCGTCTATCTCTCGAATTGCCTTTATAATGTTATGCCCTCTTATTAATGAGGGGATATAAGCTACAAGGGTATATTCGCCTCTATGCTTGCCTTTGCCATAGTAATATATCTGATTACCAAATGAGCATTTTATGTACAAATCATCAAAGCTAGGATCTATTAATCCTGCATCAGTTCTAGGAAAATCATTAGTATCCATGTTATATGCTGCTACAACACGATACTTTCCAAAATATTCTTTACGCTGTAAGAAATTAGCCGTAGTAATTCACTCCTTATTTAGTTGATTTTGATTTAGTTGTCTTAGGTGTAATACCTGTTGGCGGTGCATCATTTGTATTTTTGTATACATCACGCACCATCTTCTGAATGGTTCGCAGACTCAAACCATATGAGAGCTGTAACTCAATAACCGCTTTGGAAAGTTCTTCCATTACTCTTCGTCCTCCTCGCCTGTAATAATGTCATCATTGTCTTCATCAGACTTATCGTCTAATTCATCGATCTCATCATCAATTTCTTCTCGTTCCTGTTCGAGAAATTCAATCTTTGCCTCATTGTCATCAATCAATTCCTGAAGTCTAGCAATGTCAAGTTTGCGGATAAGGAATCCGCCTGCTACCATAGCACCAAGAAATGTGCCAATGGCAACAGTTCCAAAATTGCAAAGCATAAACTGCCATAAGTGTAATTTAATCATCTATATCCTCCTTGTCATCTGGATAATTTTGTAGTTCAAACTCTTCCTCTAACTCAAACTGCTCAGAATCGTAATAGCAAGGGTCGTTCAACTGAGCGTCTGGGTTAGGTGGGTTATACTTAGGATTCATCGTCACGTCCTCGATTTTCAAGGATCTCTGTGCGAATATCTTTGCCTTTTCTTTTTGATGCTACTAAATCAGCGATATGCATATCCCATAAGTTATGATATTTTTTTGATCCAAAGCGTTTTGCCCATTTTGTTTCTGTTTTAGTATTGTTAGGCTTCCACTGGAACGGTAACATGTGGTAGTTAATATAGAAAGCAATGTCTCCTATATTGTGATTTACAAATAAAGAATGCTGATTTGCAACCTCATAAACTAACATCATATATGCCCCAATATTTTCGTGTCCGTAATAGTGTGCCACACCATCTTCGTCGAATGTCTGAGTATATAATTTACCCATATCATGATATTTTGTAGCCACTGACACTGAATAATCGTTATGAATCTTTTTTGAAAAATCGTAAGCATCCGTCATATGTTTGCCAAGAGATTCCATATGATACGGATTCTTCTGATTGAAATCATTATATATTTCTGGAACCCATGTCTTTTCAAGTCTATAGTTATACTTGTCTTTATTGTGAATATGATCAACAAATTTAATTTCATCCCATCCTTCTTCAAGGAATGGAATCTGGAATTTCCTTGCTTGTTTGTCAATTACATGTCCTGGAACTGGATGTTCTCTGTCAATGTTGTCTTTTTTACATTCCCCAATTGGTTTTACGATGACCACACAAACCTTCTCGCAATCAATACCTTTAATTACGTTGAGAATAGATCGTCTTGACTTCATAGTAATATTCGTTGCTTCAGCTACAACGTCAATACCATTTTTAAGATACTTAACAATCAGGCTATGAAATGTCTGAAATACTTCTTTATTTTTGGACTGATCTTCTACTCTTCCACATATATTTTCTCTAATACCATCTGTTGATATAGTGATAACTTCATTGCCACTGTCTTGTGAAACAGTGTTTATGTATTGTGATTTGCCTGATGCGGATAAACCACATAATAGTGTAAGTCTTGGTTTTCTTTCGCTCATGATTCTCCTTTCATGTGATAAAATTCGAGTTTTATGTAAAAATTCAATCGTCAAAAACCCTTTATTTTACTGGTGTTTTAGCAGATACTCTCTGCTGACATTTTTGAAACTTTGCTGTCCGTCAAGACTTCTGTATACAAATCCTTCTCTTTTAACTTTTGGATTGATAATACTGAATCCATCAGCCTGAAGTTTAATCTCTTCCATCGTGTCAGGCGTTTTGTAGTGTTCGTTGATAATTGGCACATGTTCTAAGTTGTTTTCTTCACAGAATTTTGCCATTTCCTGTGTACCTTTACGAATTCCTTCAACTACCAAATTGAATACGAATAAGCGATTGTCTTTCAATTTATAAGGATTTCCTTGTACGCTACCTGTACCTTCTCCCTGTAAAACAACACGATCGTAATTATTTGCAATAGCATAGTCACTTAAAACCTTTTCGATATTATATTTGTCGGCAAGTTCCCAGTAGATATTTGAGTCATGATAACATTCCTGATCTCTGTCAGCCTGTCGGACATTTCTACTACATACAACAAACTCGAATTTGTTTTTGCCACGTTTCATCCGATCAACAGCATATGTGCAAGACGTTCCATCAATTTTCTCTGTTTGAATCCACTCCTCATTAGACTCAAGATAGAATGGGCAATTTTCAATTCGGTTTTCATCTGTCTTCACAATCCATGATGGGAACTGTTTAGGATTATCTTTTTTCTTACCAAAGAACAAGAATAAAATTTTTCTACCAATGTCGTATCTCATGATTTTTCTAATAATTGGTTTTGAGAAAAATTCTTTATGCCTTGCAGCCATAGCTTTATATTTAGCATTTGGATCTATCTTGTTCGATTTTCTCTTACGGTCTTCCTCGGAAGAATATGTAATTCTTAATTCCTTTGTAACATCGTCACCAAGTTTTCTGTCAGATAATTCTGGGAATAATGTAAGTGGTAATGCTAACCCTTGACTAAAACATTTAAATTTGCCGAGTTTCATTGTTTTGACCTTATAATGCTTCTTCTCTAAGAAAGCAAATCTATCATCATCTGCTGGGCATTTGCTGTCAATTTCAACAAATACAGCTTTGTCCCCAACTTTAAATTCATCAATCTTTGCGATTAATACCCAACCAAGAACGCCAATTAGTTCGATATTATCTGCACCATCAATCGGTTTAATCCATGCAATTTCTTCAATGTGTGCTAACGCTCTTTCTTTTGCCAAGTTTCTTATCTCTCCTTTTCTTATTTCAAAGTCAAATTTTATCCCTCATATTCAAGTATCATTTTATGTTTGTTTTTCCATACTTCGGGATTATCTGGGTGATTCCACGGATCATCAACTTTGTTAGGTGAATCCATTGTCTGAGCTAATGTACCGTCATTAATACAGAACTTTGGCAAAAACTCACATACTTGACTAACTGTTATGGCGCATTTTTTGCATAAATTATATTTATTTTTTAATATACAAGAAGTAGGATCGACTAAAAATCTACTTTGTTCACCTCTGGTTTGATACTGTTTTTTCTGGAGATATGGCAATCTCATATCATAGTGTTCATTAGTACACTCTTTGTTGCAGAAATCACAGTAATACTTTGTTTCTGTTTTCTTCATTAATTACATCCTCCGTTATATGCATTTTGTTAATCATTCATCATATTCAATCGTCATTGTGTGTTCTGTTTTTGGATAACGATTACGGCTTGCAAATGAACCAATAGTGTCAATGTATGGGATCGCAAATTTATCTTGTTTGGCAGTTTGCTTAATTCCGACCTCATTCTTGCAAGCGTTTGAAAGAAATGTATTTATCCGAGCATTTATCCTCATACATTTACCACATAAATCTAATCGTTGGAGTATAATAGAATTATCATCTGGTTTGCCTGCACAGAATCTGCTTGAATACCCATTAGATGTAATGAAAGGGAGTGTAATGTCATAGTGATTGTTTGTACATTCAGCCCCACAAAAATCACAATAGTATTCTTCAATGGTTTTTGTTGTCTTCACATTTTCTCCTTTCTGTGCTATAATAAATTTGCACATAAATCAACTTAGTTAGTTTGGAAACGGTGTAATTTTGTATACGAGATACCACTTCTTAATTGAGGTGGTATCTTTTTTTGTACACAAAACATTTATTTTATGAATCCTGTTTTACTGGAATCCATTCAGTAATTGTGATTGTATGTTCTTTCACTTCATACGGTTGTTTAGGATACCAATTACTTCCATCGTTATAGTCCCAATATTCGATTGCATAATATTTATATCTTAAGCACACAATCGTTCTGATTTTTGAATAAACATCATAAGAACAGACAGTTTCCTGATCTACAATTAATTTCCCAGTATTTACTAACTTCGCAAGGTCACCATTAGTGAGGGGTTTGTGGGAGGATAATTTATCAAACATGATTTCTTCGAAATTATTATTGTAATAATCAATATCATCCCATTTTGTTTTATCTGTAATTATTCTTCCGTCTCCTTTTGTCAAATAATTATGATTGATCCATTTCTTTAACTTATCATTTGCATTCATGAGTCTACTTTCTCTACTAATATATTTGATTTAAATGTGCATACTGGACGAATGTTAAAAGGCTCTGCACAATAACATTGTTTAATTCCCCATGCACCAACAGCACAAATAGCTAGACGATTTTCTTCTGATGCGGCAGTTAATAATATCCATGCGGTATTGCCTGAAGATTTTGTTGGATACTCTAAGTAGTTTCTGTATAGTCTATATTCGTCTAAAGTTAGTAAAGAAACTTTATCATTACTTATTTCACCCGCCATTGTTCCATCAAGTGCCATTAAGTCACGCTCCATATATTGCAACACATCATGCGAATTATCTTCGATTTTATATCCGATAGATTTTAAATCTTGACGAAGACTACTAGATTTCCAGTTGTTGCAATATTTGTCAAATGGCTTTGTATTATCCAAAAAATCTTTCATAATACAGAAACAAGTTTGAGGATATTTAAACTGATTTAACACAATCCATTCATATCCTGCTACCTTAAAGGTGTCTCCTGGTTTTAATGTCAGAAGTTGTACTTTCTCTGAGGTACAATCATTTTCTTCCGACTTCATCATGTCTTTATCTTCAATTACTTTTACGACCGCCTTGGCAATGTCATAAATATCTTCTTTATCTAACGTCAAGTTTTCTCTCCTTTACAAATTTTCTATATTGTTTTGTATACTCATAAGAATCTTTAAATATATTACAGATACCGTTATACATTCTTGGCTCAAATTGTTTGACGATATCAAGTTCGTTTTGATAATCTTTACCGAACGGACACCCACAACAGCCTGTCCTTTTTAACCCATATCTGCTATAACAATCCGAGTGACTAATCTTAAAATATGCACAATATTCTGATTTGTCGCTATCCAAATACCAAAAAATTGGTCTATATTGATCACACTGCCCGACTTTTTTATCAAAACAGCTTTTATATCTTGATGCCCTTACTCCGCCTTCGGCTTTCCGAACACCTACAATACTTAGATCGTACCCATTGTCTTTTATTGCTTTATGAGATACATCTTTCTTAGCATAGTTACAACACTTCCCAGAAATCTTAAATTGCGGTGGATTCTGGACTATAAATTCTTTTAAAAATCTGTTGTAGTTAATGTTGAAACTACTCAATCTTTTGCCATTATTTAACGTACCGTGTGAATCACACCACCACATAAGAGCAGATTTGCACTTCGGATACTTCTTGTACAAATCATCAAATGGTTTGTCTTCCCATTGGAATCCGTGACCTTGCAATCTATACATCATTTCGCTGACATACTTGGACATAAATGGTTGCCCATATATCTTGCACGATAACGGAATTGCTTTGATTGCTTTCTGTCGGATGATCTCAATACCATATTTGGTTTCAAGATATTTCAGATGATCTTTAGTTGCTTGATACTCTAAACCAGTATCAAACCACATGTAATCAACCTTGTTATGTATGTCGCATTTCCATATAATGTCTAGCATCACATCACTGTCAGCTCCGCCAGAAATTGAGCATAAAATCTTTTTATAATCAGTTCTGTTTATAATTGACCATGCCCGAATCATGTTGTCACAAATTGTCTTGTTTACAGGGCATGTGTCCAATAATTCATCAATATTCTTAGGTTTCTTAACCAAATGTACTTCCTCACGAAAATTTATTTCGTTTTCCGTGAGGTAAAGCCATACTTGGTGAGTGTCTTTTTACATCACTATCACATTACTTTTTCGATACAATCTAACCAACGATCCGTTGAATCATATCTTCGTGAAAACCTTTATATTCTAAAGGTAATTAGCACAGATGGTTGAAGCCTAACCAATCGGCAGCACAGCGTCTCCGATATATTTCATATCTAAGATTTCGCAATCTTTCATTGGATGATCTGGATTCTCATTATTGTAATCTCTTACAAACATATCGAGCCAAAAATCAGAATACTCGTTATCATCTTTTGAGTTGAATACTGCATATCTGTATGCATTTTTATAGTTTCCCTTTGCTGTAAAATATGCTAGTTTGATTTGATATACTGGCAATTCTATTCTTGTTTTTATAAAGTTCTTTGGGTGTGTATCACGTAGTTTAGATCGTAATTCTTCATCAAAAATTTCAACCGTATCAATTCCTGTTCTGATACCACATTCATCAAAAAATCGGTTAGGATGCACTGCTTTTCACCACCTTTCCTTGCGTTAAGTTACTTTACAATATAATTTTATGACCACACTGTGGACAGTGAATGAATTCCACATACCCACTACAGTAGCTGTATCCGACAAGTTCAGATTTAATATCGGATTCATCGAATCTTAATTTGGCGCCACATCCATTACACTTCACTTTGCGTTTAGTTCCACCTTTTAAAATCTTAATCATCTTTCTCTACCTCGACTTCGATTGGATGTTTGCACTGTGGGCAGATAATATAGTTTGGTGGGTATACTGGTTTGAGAGTTCTGAAATCAATCGTTCGCTTTGGCTTATCTTTAATATCATTTTTCTCATAACTCAACTCCGCACCACAATTTTCACAGGTACATTGTTTGCGTGTTCCTTTTTCTAAAATTTCAATCATTGGTCTCACCTTTCCTTCATATTTGGCATACTCCATCATCAACATTCTCAGTTGTAATTTTTGATATGTAAGTAATTGAATGCCAAAATATTCTTCAATAAAAGCAACTATATCCATAGATACAACTACCTTTCCTTAATTTTCTTCATTTTTCTAAAATTTCCTAAAATCGCATCGACCAAAACCCTTGTAAAATAAGGGTTTTTTGACGGTCAATTTTACGATAAAATATTTCTTTTATGTAATTAGTAGATTCCAACTACTTTTCCTGAGACGATCTTTCCGCCTTTGGTGCAATAATCAATTGTTTCAATGTTGATATCTCCAATTGGTCTGTAATAATTTGATTCATCATTCACAACAATCATATCGTCTGGAAGTTTTTCTAATAATTTTTTTACATCTTTTACAGTTAAACATGTTTCTTCAAAAATCATACTCATATCTTTAGCTGTTAAATTTTTATCTGCCATAAATCCTCCTTAACAAATTCTCACAACTCCAAATTCGTATAATCCTACACCATCCTCAAGTGCAATAGTGTCATGTTCTGTCGTAGTAATAAATTCATTATCTATGCCAACAACTGGCATATGATCTGGATATTTACCTAGCTTTTTCTTAAGCTGTCCAACTGTTATATAATTTGGTTCTTCCATTACAATCTCACCACCTGCTTATCTGCTAATTCTTTCACTCTATCAGTCAAAGTAACTGCCATCACATGCGTTCCCATATAAGTATCAAGAGCTTCGCCAATTAAATTGTATCCTTCATCAATAAGAACATGATCATAATTCATTCCATACTTGTTCTTACATTCTTCTACAGTCATAGGCACTGGAATAATTAAGTCAAGATCGTTTGCTTTGTCTAATAATAGCTTGACCTGTGAATGATTCTGCACAATAATCGGATACTGTGTTGTAGCACTCGTATAGAGTAATTGCGTAGTTTTGCCCGTTGCTCTGTCTTTAATAATCAGTGTTGTTGGTTTATTTGTCATAGCTAATCTCCTTCTATATAAAATATCTCTGAAGCACATCTTTGAATCTTAGAGGACTATCAACAATGGTCCGTGAATACTGAAATTGTCTTAAAAAATTCATAACAGTTCTAGCATCTGCACCGCTTAAAGGAATAAATTTTACATATTCAGGTCTCCCAGCAATACATACGACTGCCCACGAACGCTCTGAATCATGAAACCCAACGTCAACTGCTACGTCAGTAATTTCGTTGTACATCTTCTTCATTTCTTCATTCTGCTTTGTTGAAATCTGACACTGACGAGCCGCCTCATTGCAGTTGTTTGTGGCAAATCTTAATGTAGTGTTACTTTCATTAATTTCATTTTTTAAGGCATCAATATCTGGTTGCAGGATTTCTAACAACCATATTCTAATTTTCTCTTTTAATTTCTGAAACAATTAACTCTCCTTTTATATTTCACATGATCCATTTAATCCATATGGTTCATAACACAAGCTGCTTACCCAAACCCAGTTATCGTCTTTGTATATGAGGAATTCAACTGTCTCAAAATCACAACAACTGTCACTATCTTTATCTTCACGAACTGCATATACAGTGATTGGTTTCTTAGGTGTTGGAGACCTGCCAATTTCTTGTATCTTAAACATCTGAATCCTCCCATACTACGTTGACTTTGAACCCTAATTCCTTTAAAACATTTGTAAAATCATCAACATCTAATTTATGGTTTTCTATTTTAGTCCCATTGACTTCAATAGATTGCCAGTCGTCAGATTTAATGATCGTAATTGTATTTGGTTCTTTTACTTCTTTGTCTTCTTTATATTCCTCTTTGTACATGTCAAAGTCTTCGCATAAAGCACACTCAAAAGAAGTATACCTATTAGCACAACTTTGACACTGTGAATATAAATTGTCTAAATATCTATTCTTTTCGCTCATATTCCTCCTCGCATTCACAAATGTAATTATCTTTTGAAATCGTCGTTAGCGTATTTGATATACCGTCTGTTCTAAACGCATATTCTCTCATATTGCACCTACGTTCTTGAATCAATCCAGCCTCATATTTCTTTCGAATTTTTTTTGCATATTCGGTTCTCTGATATTTTAAAACGCATGGAAATAAACTAATTTCTGGAGAAGAAGCTACTCTTCTCCTTTGATAAAATTTCCGTTGTTAATTCCTTTATATAATCTATCTAATGCCACCTCAAATGCTCCAATTCCAGAAAAGAAACTGCTTAATTTAAGGTCATCAAACAGATATGGCATTGCTTTGTATAATTCAACAAATATGTAATATAAAACATCTACAACAATTGAATTCCCCGCCTGTTTATATAGCTGACTATTGCTGTTTACTTGTTCGGCAGCCTCAAATGATTTATCATCGAATCCCATCAGTCTCCAACATTCTTTTGGAGTTAATTTTCGGATTCTAATATCATTTGTAACCGGCAAAATTGCAGTCTTAAATCCTTCTGGTCTTGCAGTTAAAGTCGGACAAATATTTCCATCTTCTTGAACTCGACCTCTTCTAGTTGTAGAATCTGGATATGAAAGATTAGCAACGCCACCAACTTCACACTCCGTATAGCCTTTCTTAGTTGCCTGTTTAATTGCTACTTTTGGCATTCTATTGCCACCACTACATGTATCCATTGTTGGGCTAATATAATTTGGATCATATACTCTTCCTGCTTGTGGGTTTGGTTCTTTATTTGTTCCATATAACTGCCCAACCTGTACGCATTTTGGATCCTTAAAGTCTCTGCTTAATAATGTCTGGCAACATTCTGAATTCTGAATTCTTGTTCGTGCCTGTGTAAACGTACTTGTTTTTATTTTGTTAATTTGTTTTTGACTCAAGTAAAATTTCTCATCTACTTCGTCATCCAATATATCTCTCAAACGAATACCATTATCAAATGATTCTGGATATTTAAATTCCCCATTATCTAGTTCTTTCTTAATAAAAATCAGATATACTCTTTCTCTGTTTTGTGGGATACCGTAATGTTTTGCATTGAGAACTTTCCAATATACGTTATATCCATATTCTTCGAGTTCCTGTGTAAATAATTTAAAAGTTGTGTCTTTAAATTTTTTACCTACAATATTTTTTACATTTTCGTAAATACCGAAGTTCGGTTTATTGGCACGAATAACTCTTAAGTATTCAACTAGCAGAGAAGACCTTGTCTTTTCAATATCTTTTGCCCCACATTCTGGGCATTTATCACGTTCAGACCAATGAACTGTTAATGGGTTGTAAGCATGTCCACACTGCTTGCAAGTCCAAACTGAACCTTTTCCTTTCCCTGCAACACTAAAGTCCTGGCACGGTGAGCCTCCACAAATCATATTAAATGGTTTGAGTTTTGTTTCATCCACTTTTGTAATATCACCAAGATTCAGTGATTCATCTACGTTATGTACTGCACAATAAGATTTGATAGCAAATTTATCAAACTCGCAAAAATTTACTAATTCCCATGCTTTGTTTTTTGAAGTTTTGTTTTTATTTTCTGTCATTTAAGCCTTGTAAATACAAGGCAGTGCACTGCGTTTTACCTAGGATTACTTGATAAAACCTTTCTTATGTATTTGTTTTTACATTGTTTTACCTACAGAAATTGAAATGTAGATAAAAACAAAATTTTAAAATCATCATATGGAAGAAATAAGACATGTCTAATCTATAGATATTTCTCCTCGAATAGTCATCAGAAATGTAACTAGAAATGTTACATTATATATAAGTTGCGATGCCAACACTAATCACACAAATATAACTTGTGATCATCGCCCATTGAATATAGAGTTTCAATAATCCTGAAGCCTTAAAATCTTTTATTGGATCAACACTTCTCTCAATTATGGAAAAGAATAGTGCGGCAGCAAGTCCTATTAACATGTTTATTGTAATCACTAAGCTTGTTGTTAACATTAACTGTCCAATAAACAAGAATATGTTTTTTAAGATTCTTTTACACCAACCTTTCTTAATATTTAATCAAAAACAAAAATCCAATTGAAATATACATGAAACTCAAATACCAAGGCTGCTCTTGTGGAAGCACACTATAAAATGGCTTGATAGATTTGTTTTTTACACTTAATACAATTGCAATGATTAGATGCACTGCAAAGCCTACAAGCCCAATTACTCCAAGTGCTAATGCCAACTTTTCACTCATCTGCATGATTTTTCTCCTACTTTTTTAAATCTGTATTTCTGTTCTACATCAGGATATTTCTCATGATCAACTTCACTCAGAAACATTTCTACTGGTCTGGCATAAATGTTGAAATCTCCATACATTGCTTGATAGATTACCAGTTTCTCATCTGTTTCTGTATGAGTTGCAATGTCAATCACTCTGTAAAAATGTCCTTTGAAATGTTTGTAAATATCGTCTTTCTTTGGTAAAACTTTATTATTCATTAAATGGTTCAAACCTCCCTACTAAGCCACCAAGTACAAACCCTTTCCCAGTACCACTATCTTTATTGGTAAATACAGACGAAATAAATCCATTGAGTCTACAAGCTTTGTCATTTTTTAACTCTGTTTTATATCGTTTGTAAAAATTCACAAGATCATCTCGACTAACGCCAATTGCCGATGTTACAAATTCAAGTAATTCCTTATCACCGAAATCGTCTCCTCGGCAAAAATTACAACTACGAATTTCTTCCTTAGAACCATCTTCGTGTGTAATCACTTCTTCTCTATATCCGTCTACTGCTGCACATTCCTCACTACACCAAGCCATACCACAATTGCAGAAAACAACTCCGTCTGCGCAATCAGCAAATGTCTCGCCACATTCACATGTTCTATAATCTGTACTCATATTCACTCACTCTCTTGTTCTTTATCTTCTTTTACAAGAATTGCTTTCCAAGTTCTACTATTGCACGAAGATGCTGAGATTTTGTATCCATCATTTAAGTAATCATTTAAAGCAATCTCATAATATTTTTCATTAGCTTCACTGATGGTTACTACTTTTTTAAATTTGTTCTCATCATTTGGAACCTGTTCTCCTTGTTCAATTTTGACCAAAGTTCCAATAATATTGCGTAATTCTGATGCTTTAATGTATGCAATATTGCGGTCATTTTTACTATTACACCATCGCAAGTAATATCGATCTAATGTATCAATAACTTCTTTTAAGTGTTCTCTTGAATGCCCTCGCATACCTATCTCCTTTCTAAATTGTCTCCCACCATAGATCGTGTACTTTCTTATAACCACCTCTGCTTGGTACATCCAATGCTCTGCGAACTTTCTTGTTAGACAGCTTCTTGTGAAATCTATAATCATCCAAAGTGCTAATATAAAACCTTTTATAATAAGGTTTCTTGCGTGGTATTTCATAGAATCCACAATAATACTTGTCCACATATTGCACAGGTTCAGGATACCCACTGATATTTTTAAGTCTCGCTAACCTTTGATGATAACTCTTCCTACGATTTTTTTTCTTTAACATTGTCTTACGATTCTGCTGAAATTTTGTAGGAACATATTGCAGAAAGTCCGTATCCTGTAGACAATCTTTTGATTTTGGCATAATTAGCACACTCCTTTCTATGATGGGATAAAAGTGGAATTTTATTGCTATATTTAATGTGAAAAATCCCTTATATTTCAACGATTTTCTTATGTTTATTTTAATAATTTTGACAAAAGTGTTTTATTTCACTTATTTTCATCGTGTTCTTCTGTCATGGACAGATTATCCGAAGTGCCTTTCCATAAGACCACCACATTTCTTTCTAATGATTTTTGTACATCAACCACTCTCTGATTTGTTGATCCTGCCCACGGATAAGACATGTCTTTCAATTCGTCTACATACTGTCCGTCTACGAGGACATCTATGTAAGGAAGAATCTCAAGTCTGCAATCGTACATAAGGTGGCTTGTTCTACGTCTTCGAGAGAACTCAGCTAAGTCCAAGCCAATATCTTCTGCTTTATTCCCTGTATATAGCCAGATTTTTTTGTCTGGTATAAATTTTTTGACAAATTTGCATATTGCAGAAACACCATCTCTATTCTCTTTTGCTAAAGGTTCTCCACCAAGAATACTTAATCTTGTATATTGCGGATTAGTTAGTGGACGTAACAATTCCAACACATCCCACGTTGTTAATTCTTTACCACCATCAAAATCCCATGTTTCTTTATTAAAACAATTCTTACAATGGAAGTGACATCCTTGAACGAAGAGGGCTACGCCAAGCCCTTCTCCGTTACTAATGTCCATTTTTCTTATTGAAGCGTATCTCAAAACTATTCCTCCATACTATGATCATCTACATGAACATATCTACTTTTAATCTCTGCTGTACGTCCCTGATTCCAGAACTGGGTGCCGACGTATCCACATGATCGTCTGGCAACATTCATCGTATCCTGATCTCTGTTACCACAATTTGGACATTCCCAGATTAACTTTCCATCAATATCAAGAATGCTAATTTCTCCATCATAGCCACATTTCTGGCAATAATCACTCTTTGTATTCAATTCAGCATACATGATATGATCATAGATAAATTTCATGATCTCAAGAACAATATCGGTATTCTTTGTCAGATCTGCACACTCTACATAACTAATTGCACCGCCTGGACTTAATTCTTGAAACTTGCTTTCAATATCAAGTTTTGTGAAAGGATCAATCTTTTCAAATACTGGGATATGATATGAATTTGTAATGTAATCACGATCCGTAATTTCTTCAATAATACCAAATCTTTTCTTCAAACATTTTGCAAATTTATATGTAGTTGATTCAATCGGAGAACCATACACACTATATGCTAATCCTTCAGAATCTTTCCATTCATTACACTTATCATTTAATCTCTGCATAACTTTTAAACCAAATTCCTGTTGAATAGAATGAGATTCGCCAGTCATGTATTTTACACATTCATATAATCCTGCATACCCAAGAGAAATCGTTGCATAACCATTTTCTAATAGCTTGTCAATTTTTTCTCCTTTCTTAAGTCTTGCAAAGCATCCATGTTGCCACAAAATAGGTGCAACATCAGAAGATGTCCCTTTTAATCTTTTGTACCTACATTTTAATGCCTTGTGACATAACTCTAATCTTTCATCTAAAATTCTCCAAAACGCTTCCTTGTCTTTACCAGAAGATAAGGCTACATCTGGAAGGTTAATTGTTACGACACCCATATTACATCTTCCGTAATATTTTGGGTTTCCATTTTCATCCAAATAAGGAGTCAAAAACGATCTACACCCCATACAAGGAAAACAGTTTCCATTTCCATTCGCATCAATCTTATTCCTTTTCATAATCTTTTCAGAAATGTAATCTGGAACCATTCTTTTAGCAGTACATTCTGCTGCTAATTTTGTTAAATACCAATACTCAGAATTCTCACGAATATTATCTTCTTCCAATACATACAGTAATTTAGGGAATGCAGGTGTAATATAAACACCAACTTCATTCTTTAACCCTTTAATTCTCTGTCGTAAAAATTCCTCAATTAGTAATGCTAATTCTTCTTTATACTCTGTTGTTTCATTCAAGTACATACAAACACTGAGAAATGGAGCTTGCACTGCTCCGAGTTAGACTATATCTTTACCCTCGTTATACGTTAGGTGAGAATATGCAATTCTCAAAAGCAACTATATTACTTTGTAGATGGCACTTCCCTACAATGAATTTCACATTATAGGTAAAGATTTCATAGGCATATATTGCTACTTAGCCTGTATATCTTAGTCGTTTGACCTTTATAAAAATTTCTCTTTATCCTTGGCACTGGATTGCTCTTATCCGTCCCAATGTTTGCAAATTATATATATAGTATGATCAACTCTTTTGCTCGAAAGCACCGATAAGAGTTCCCCAGTTAGCATAACTTTTATCACCATTTCCTGTGATCCTAACCGTAAGTCATACACCCTAGATTTCTAGGTTCACCATCTGTTCACTAACATGTTTCTATGTAAGGAAGAAACAGAAATGGTGTTTTGGACAAATATATAGGATACGGGGTTTTAAAATACACGTATCAGGAGTAATTGCTGGAACGAAAAAGGATATCAAAACTGAAACGGAATTGGCAACAATAGACGGAATAGTTTAAGAATTTGATATTCATATCGTATTATACGATTGTATCTAATCAGCCGCACACATTCTTACCATATAGGAAAGTATCGGTAAACTACCGCATAAGAAACGTGCTTCGGGATAAGGCACAGTAGCTAAGATATTTTAATAAGAATGGATGTTCAGAGACTACCGATCCTGACAGATAATGGCGACCTTATGATCATTGTCTGGTAATGTATAGCCCAAAAGTGTAAATTAATGTCGATGTTTTACCTGCTATCATCGTTTGCGTACAGAGATATTGTATCTCTAAGCAGGGAACTTAAAATTCAAATTTTATGTAAAAAATGACCATCAAAAAGTCCTTATTTTATAAGGTTTTTTGAAGATTGACATTTTTATAAATTGTACTTCTATTAGTACATATGAATCGAAGTTATTTTTAACTTGGTATAAATATTGTGGAATAGCTTAATATATTAGAATAAAACAAAAAGGCACCCACACGGATGCCCTTTTGTACTCTTTCTATTGATGTTTTGTAATTAAGCTACCACCCTTAATTACGGTTTGTTGGTACAAATGCTTTTTGTATCATTTCTTATTACACCTGTATTATAGAATATTTTCTAATAAAATGCAAGTATTTTTAATATGTAGCCCAATCATACAATGATACTTTTTACTTAAACGGTTATCTTTTGTGGTAGATAGATAATACGATATTTTTACACATTAAAATACTGTTTGCATTGTTAATTCAAGTCTTATCTAAATATTGCAAGCAATAACTGAATAATCAAACTTGCAACATTGAATGTTTTAGAAACACTCTGCCAGTCAATATTCTGTAATAAGTGAATGACGCTTTGGAGCATTTGTCACCTCCGTTCCGCATCTGCCGTAAGGCACTGAATGGCGTGCAAATCATAAAACATGATCATTCAGCAACAAAATTATATCATACAATGGAATAAATATCCATAACAAAAAAACAGTCTATCAGAAATAACTTGCGGTAACTAATAGACTGTAAATCCTTTGGAAATGCAATGACGAACTTGGAAGATAACTCGTTGCATTTCTTGTAAACTTAACCATATAACTTGACGATAAATAAGTTATATGGGATATTGTCATATTACTACAGAAATGTTATTTTGTCAATAATTAGTCGTGGAAAGCTGATTTGTTGCATAAATAGAAATATTAATCAAATAGAAATAATAAATGCTATTCTATTGATTTCCTACTATTTTTCTACTATAATGTATATAGAAACTAATAATTTATAGGCATCAAAAGATAGAAAAGGAGGGATTAATATGAAAGAAGGTTATAAAAAACTAGATAGGAATATATTGCAAAATAAAAAACGTCGTATTATATCTAGTAATGAAGCACTGAAAGATATTGTTCCTATCAAATGGTCTGACGATGTAATTAACGGAAGAAAAAAAGTAACAATAGGTAGGTAAATATTATAATGTGCTGTGTTGGAGATATTATTTTAGTAGACAAGTATAAACACAATGGTAAGCAAATAAACAAACATTCTTTTGTTGTTGTAGACGACGATGGTGGAGAAATTCAAGGATATTCTTATGATTTGATTTGTAACGTATTATCGTCCTTTAAAAACGAAGATCATAAAAAGCATAAGCTATCATATCCTGGTAATTTTCCAATATCACATGATGATACTGAAACAAATCCGCATAATGACAAAGATGGATATGTTAAAGCCGAACAGTTATATTATTTTGATAAGAATAAAATTTCATATAAAGTAATTGGACAAATGAATCAAGATGTATTCAATGAATTTATGGAATTTTTCAATTTGCTCGATGTTGATATTTTGGAAATTATAGATAATCTTGAATAATTACATATAAGTAAAAAGAGAGTGTTATTTGCACTCTCTTTTGTTATGTACAAAATTATTTAGGTGTCGCTCCACTTGCTAGTGCTTCTATTGCTATTTTACTTGCAACATTGGCAATAATCGAAAATGATGTACTTGTAAGATGCTCTCCAACAAATTTCTTGGCTTTCTTCCAGACTGTATCATCTTTGATATTGTCTAAAAATTCGTGTCCTTTAAACGATAATGAATCAACTTCAAATCGTATGAAATTTAATGTTTCTGGTGTCATTCTAGCAATGATCATATCTTCAAAATATAATTGAGCAACTACATATCTAATTTCATCTTCTGTATATCGTGACGACAATTTTTCATCGTGTGTGATTTCATAGAAAACACGAGAATGAATAGATCGATCACCACGACTATTATCCTCGTAAATACAATTATCTTCGATGTAAACCATTACATCTCTTATACAATCATGATTTAATTTCATAAATTTATACTCCTTTCAGAAAGTAGGTGATTAAATGAAAACTATAACAATTCGTCAAAAGACTAAAGCCGAAGGATTTGATACACAGTGCAGTGCAATGCATGAACTTCCTTATATTATTGAAGTCGACGGCAAACCTTTAGAAAATGTTCGTAGATTTGAACTTATTCTTGACAACGATTCAGCCGATGGATTTCTTGATCTTGACAGAATTGCCGAATACACTGTAACTCATTATGGCATGACATTCGATGATCTAGCAGATGGCGCTGAAGATCCTGGTCGAGAAAATAAATCATCTGGAAATTAGTATGGTAGAATATTTTCTTCTACTCTACCACTTGTATCCACAATTCTTGCATTTGTAGATATTTCTAACATTCGAACTCAAGAAACCAACTGCAAGGAATCCAACCGCTTTCCTAGTCATGCTAATCTTTTACAATCTAATTATCGTCTTCTTTCATTTTAATAACTTCTGTTGTATAATAAATTATAACTATTAATTTATATATACAAAGGAGAGTATAATTATGAGTAGACAAGTAACAGACAAAGACGGAAATGTACATATTATTGAAACAAATAGTCAGCAAATAAATAGTATGACAAACCAAGAACGAATGTTGGATAAAATTATTCAACACCAACAAACTCAGAATAATAATAAGTCAAAGGAGTGATAATTTATCAAAGAACTTAGTTTAATAATTGAAGCTGTGCCAAATATATTACAATATTACATACCAGGCGCATGTTTCTTGTTTGTATTTCAGTTAACAATTTCTAAAAAACTTTCAGGATTTGCATTTAATGTTGGAAGCTGCATTATTAGTTATGTGTCGTTAGCAACAATCGCATTATTACGATTAAATATCTTAAAACATTTAAAAGATACATCTTGGATCAATAATGGAATTTCTATTCTTTTATGTATTATAGTAGCATTATTATTATCTCTTGTGTTATCTAATGACAATGTTAAGAACTGGATCGCTGATCAATTTCACATCACAACAAACAACAATGTTCTTGACGATGTGTTTGATTACACAAATGGTAGCTGTGTAATTGCTCGTCTAAAAGATAAAGATTATTTCTTTATGGGCAACTTACGGTTAACAGATGAAGGGAAAGACAAACAATATATTGTGTTAAATGCTTTCACAAAATTTTCGCAAAACGGTAGTGTGCTGGCTACTTATGCAAGAGTTGAAGGGCAGGAAAATGCAAATATCGTTTTGAAGATTAGTGATATTGATTATCTCGAAGTATATAATAACGGCTTTGAAGATATTGTAACTGTGTTAAAGAGAGAGGATTGATAGTCCTCTCTTTCTTACCATTTATATCCACAATTATTGCATTTGTAAATATTTCTTGCATTACGGATTACATTCCGAACATGCAGAATATCCTTTCTGTATTGCTTCCGATTTAGAAATTGCTATTGAACTTTTCTTTAAATATTTGCAACCAGAAGCATGATATTTATTACCGTAATCTGTTATGTAGACTGTTTGACTTGTGGATGAGGAATTATCTGATAAATCAGAACCAGATGTCTTGGAAGACACCGAAGATTTCTTCAACTTGTCGTATTTCTTTTGCAAATCTGCATATTTATAAGATAAAAAATTATACTTTCCTTTCAATGAAGAATAATTATCTTGTAAATCAATTTGATCATGAGCCTGATCCATATACAATGATCGGATTCTTTTATTCTCTGATGTCAAGTTTTTATTTTTGGTGGATAGTTTATTATTGGATTGTTTTATTTTATCATACTTATCTTGTAATTTAAATCGTTCAGATAAATTATAAGCATTAAAAGCAATACTAAGAATAAAACAACAAAACAAGACAATGGTAAATATTTTACTTTTGTTCTTCATTTAATCTTACCATTTATATTTACATTTATTACACTGATACGTTTTACCAACATTGGAACTTAGAATACCTAATGTTAAACCACCCAATATACGTGAACCTGATTTAATTCTTTTAATATCTGTACTTTTACAATTTGGACAATGAGGCAGTGCTTCTTGTTGCTTTGCAATTTGCTCATTTCTTTGATTAATTTTTTCTTGATATTTTGGATTTGTAAGTGTTCCATAACCTCCTTCAGTCCACGGTAAGAAATTACCTTCTTTAATTTCTTGTAATATGCAGTATGCTGCGCTCGCAGATATTTCAGCAGCCTCAGCTATTGCATCTATATTTATCTGATCATCTACTCCGTTTTCTATGTTTGATAATATTTCAGATACGTCATATGCTTCATGGCAAATAATAATACATTTGTCTTCTTTGCATATTTCATTTAATGTTTCTTCTATCGGACAACCACAATTAGGGCAAGTAGGCGCTTTAGAGGAATATTCTTTTCCACATTCTACACATTTTATTAAACTCATTATTCATACTCCTTTAAATAAAATTCTTAACAAAATTATATCATTATATATATCGAAACGCAATCGATATAAACTATTTACCACTTTTGTCACTTAAGGATTTAGGTCATTTTGTTGAGAAAGTTAAGGATTTAAATAAACTGAGTGCCAATGAATTAAATCCTCAAAATAATAATTTTAAAGGATTCGTAGAGTCATTCGCAGGGTCTGCTCTTGATTCCAACGCCATTTACGATAAGATCATAAAAAATGGCGGAACAAAAGAATTAGCTGAATCTGTCTTGCAATATATTGGTCGTTCTGATAAAGTTGCGCATATTGACCCACAAGATGTAGAAAAAACCTTAAAATCAAAAAATAATAAAAAAAATATACCAGCAAAAGAATCAAGTGCTAAAAATCTCTCTAAAGTTTCATCAGAAGCCCAAGCTACAAAAGAAGTCCTCTCAGATCTTGGACAGATCAATCTTGATAATGTAAATTCGAGCGCATCTAAACTTGGAGAAACATTTAGAACTGGTGTAACAAACGGTGTTGAAAAAGCCAAATCTGGCATTAAATCATTAGGATCAAACATAAAATCTGTGTTATCTGGTCTTAGTGCAACACTTAAATCCTATCTTCCTCTTCTAGCAGTACTTGCTGCATTTGAAGGAATTAAAGCAATTCATTCTAACATACAAAGTCAACGTAAAGATGAATTAAACGCAGGTCAGAAAAATCTTGATAAATATAACAAGAAGATTGATAAAAATAATGACAAGGTTAAGCAGGCTAAGAAATTACAGGAAGAATTCAATACTTTGTCTTCTGGTGTTGACTCTAATACGAATGAAAATATCGGATTATCAACAAGTCAATATGAGAGATATTTAGCAATCAAAAAAGAATTAGTGAAGTTAAATGGCGATCTTGTTACTGGATATAATTCAGAGGGCGAAGCCTTAATTAATAACAACACTGCTATTCAAGATACGATTGACAAATATCAAAAATTAGCAGATCAAAGCAAGAAAGATATTTCTAATAAAAAGAATGTAAATATCCAGAATGATTCTATGGCATTAAAAGCACAGAAATCATTGTACGGAAGTACATTTGCCGATGAAAGCCTTGGCGCAAACTTAAAACGTTCTTTACCATATACTTTTAGATCTGCAAAAAATCTTGCCAAAGATGGACTTTCTATGAACGAAGCATCTGTCAGACAATCTCTGTATTCTAATGCAGATTTTCAAAAACAGGCTGCTAAAATTCTTGGCAAAGATAAAATTGATGTTAGCAAATTAACATCTAAACAAATCCAAGAGCTTGCTAATAATGCAGATACTTTTAATTCTGAAGGATTTATCGGAAAAAATGATACAAAGAATCTTAAGAAATTGTTAGCGGCTTCAAAGACAAATTATGATCAATTACAGAAATACTCTGATAGCTTTAGGAAAAACACTTTATCTAATATCTCTCAGGCAGTTGATGGTTATGATAAATTGGATCAAACAACAAAAACATTTGCGTCTAATTTTATTTCAAATATGGATATTGATCCATCTAAAATGTTAGACACAGATTATCTTGATAAACAAGAAAAGACTGTTGAAAATCTTACTAAAAAGCTTACTCAGAATAAAGACGTACAAGACCAAATCAAAGACTTCCAGAAAACACAAGCTAATGGTAAAATGAACGCCAATAAATGGCAACAAAATGTAAATGATCAGTTTACTGCGTTGCAAAAATCTACTGGCATCGATAAAGATACATTGGCATTAACTCTTGGTATCAAGCTTGATGATAAAGACAATGTACTGTCTTCTACTGGTAAAGATATTGCTAAAATGCAGGAAACATTAAATGACACATTTAAGAATCAAGATATCTCTAAGTTTACAGATTCTTTGAATTTAAATGACTTGTCAAATGCATTCGACATTGTTACTGATAAGACAAATATATTTACTGGTTCTGTAGATCAGTTAAAAGAACGTCTGAAAATGTTAAATAGTTCTGCTGCTTCTGCTTCTTATACTGTAGAAGGATATAAAGCAGCACTTGATACAGACGACGATGATTCTGCTTATAATACTCTTGTTTCTGGAATGAAGCAAACTAAAGAAGAGTACGATCAAGGTAAAGTTGGTACAGATCAGTTTAAGACATTTGCTGGAATGATGTCTCCAACTGGTAAAACTGACGCAAAGAATTTTAAAGAGAATTATGATAATCTGAAGAAATATTTTACAGAGGATAATTCTGGTGTATATACTTTCTTTGATGATCTGAAGACAAAAACAAATGATTCTGGCAAAGCTTTGGCTGACTTTGATAAGAAAACTCAGAAATGGAAAATCAATATTGATTCTACTGCTTCTGCTGCCAAGAAATTTGGTATGGGAGTAGAACCATTTGAAGCATTGCTTAATAATCTGAAGACATATGGATTTGATGTAAATTTCAGTTCTCTTACAAAACAGTATGAAGAAGCTCAGAGTAAACTTGATGGTTGGGCTGAAACATGGCAGAAAAATGGTGGAACCGCAGGGGATGAAGAAGGACAGCGTATTGAGGCTTGGCGACAACAAATCGATCAGGCAAAAGAAGCTGGCAAGGAAATTCCTGATACATGGACAAAAGTTATTGATTTTGAGGTCAATATTTCTTCCCTGCAATCACAAATCAAAGAAGCAAAAGATGAATACAAAGCTGCACAGTTAAATGGAGATACAGAAGCTCAACAGAAATCTATCGACAAACAACTAACGGCTTCTGCAAATATTCAAGCTAAATTAACTGGTGGCGAAGATGTCGGCAAATCTGGATTGACCAAAGGTATTAAAATACCTGTTGAAATTGAGACAAAAGCCAATGGTATTCAAAACGAAATTCAAAACCTCGTACAACAATATCAGTCTGCTTCTGGACAAGACAAAATCAAACTCGGATTAAAAGTCGAAGCAAAACGTGAAGAGTTATTAAAAGAATTACAACCATATCTTGATCCTGAGACACTTAAAATTCTTGGTGATAATTCTGACGCTAAAAAGAAAGCGAAAGAAACTAAATCTGAGGCAGATAAAGTTCCAAAAGAAAAGAAGACTACATATACCGCTGATGCTTCTGGTGCTAAAAAAGGTGCAGAGGAAGCAAAAAAAGCAGTGAATAGTGTTGAAGATGAGCATGTAACGCAAATTAAGACACAATATGGTATTGGTAAAAACGGTAAAGTTTCTCAAAAATCTACAAGCAATATGGTCAAGAATAATTATCTTGGTAATGCAATTGATCAAACAGGACGAGGAGCATATACAGCACCTAAACAATCAAGCACTTCAAGTGGTAAAACTAGCAAACAAAGCAAGACCGACACTACTTCAAGTAAGTCAGATACTACTACTATAAAAGTAAACGTCAAAGGAAATGCCAAAAAGACAATTGATTCTATCAAGAAATCTTTATCTGGCATGAAATCCAAAAGCATTTCTATTAAGGTTAAAGGAAATGCAAAGAAAACAATTTCTTCTATTTCTAAATCTCTTAAGAAATTAAAATCCAAAAGAATTTCTATTAAAGTAAAAGGAAATGCTTCTTCTGTCATTAAGAAGATTACTAATGCTTTAAAGAAACTAAAAAATAAGAAAATTACTGTTAAAGTAAAAGACAATGCTTCACATAAAATTAGTAGCATTAAAGGAAAACTGAATGCATTAGGTAAGATGCATCCGACTCCAAAAGTTACTATCAATACAAGTGGATTACCTGCCGTTGAAGCTGCAAAATCAGCGATCAATGGCTTACATGATAAGTCTGTTAATGTATCTGTAAATTATAGTCAGAGTGGCAAACCAAGTGGTGTAAATGGAGCACATGGTATTGGTTTAGCACATGGATCAATGGCTTGGTCAAAAGCATTTTCTCAAGGAACGATTTCAAATCTGACAGATTTTGATGATTGGAACGGAAATGCGTTTGCGCATGGTTCAGTAAAAAAATTATCATCTCGTGCATTAGCAAGTGGCAATCTTGGAGCAGATTATTCTGGAACAACACTTACATCCGAATTGGGACCTGAGCTACTTGTTCGTGGAAACCGCTGGACTTTACTTGGCGAAAATGGCGCACAGTTTACGAATATTAAACGTGGAGATATAGTTTTTAATCATCAGCAGACAGCGGATTTACTTTCCAAAGGGTCTACAAATAGTCGTGCTTCTATTAAAGGCGGTATGTCAGCATTTGCGCATGGTACTGCTTTTGCTTCTGGACATCGTGTTACTGGTAGTGGTGCGTTCCAAGGTGGCGCTGCTTCTGGATATAAAAAACATTCATCAGGTTCTTCTTCTACCAAGAAACATACATCTTCCACAAAGCGCAATACAAAAGCAACTGACAAGAACACTTCTTCCAAGAAGAAAAACACTAAGGCAACCAACAAGAATACTAAAAAGAAATTAACATTAGCAAAACTTATTGATTCTGTTGGTAAACAATTCGACTTCATTGCAATTAAATTAGATCGTGCTTCTGCTGCTACAGAAAAGTTTGCTAATATGATCAATGATTATGTGAAGTCCGATACAAAAACCAAAGCGTTATGGAATCAATATAAATCTGTTGGCACAGAAATCTCTACAAACAAAAAGGCTGCATCTAAATATAAATCTGAAGCCAGTTCTTTTGCTAGTAAAGCAATCAAAAAAGCTCCTAAAACTAAAAGTACATCAAAGAAAAAGAATCAAGCAAAGTTAAAGAAATACTTCGCTAGAGTTCGTAGTGGTAGCATAAATATTAATACTATCTCAAATGATAATATGCGCTCTGCTGTAGAGCACTATCAAGAATTATATGAGAAGTATCTGTCATGCACTCAGGCTGCTCAACAGCTCAAGAATACTCAACGTGAGTTATTTAATCAATGGTTAAATATGCCAATTGAAAAAGCACAAAAAGCAATTGATAATCGTGCAAACATTTACAATTACTACAGTGCTCGTGGTTCTGCTGCTTCAACTGGTGAATCTGGTGTAAATGCTTTAAGAGGTGTATACGGTGATGAGGTTGAGGTAAATGAGAAAAATGTCAAGAGTAAAACTTCTACTCGTGACAAGGCAAAGAGGTCAGACGATGCTGCGAATAAAAATCTGAAAAAAGCTAAATCTACGCAGACGAAAGCTAAAAAGACTAAGACTAGCAAGGCTAAATCTGCAAAGAAAGCAATTAAATCTCAGAAGGGATTATCTCGGTCTAAGAAGAAATCTTTAAATTCTAAAATTTCTAAAGGTCAGAAAATTTCAACAAAAGGTCTTAAAGGAAAGACTAAGAAAAAAGCACAACAGTATAATGCTTCAGTCGATGCCAAAAAGAAAGCAGATAAAAATGTAAAGTCAAAACAGAGTACGAAGAATAAAACTTCTAAGAATCTGAAGACCGCACAATCTAATCTTAATAAAGCTAAATCAGAATATAAAGCTGCTCAGGCATTGCAGAATGAGGCGGTGACTGTTGCAAAAGCCGATCTTCCAGCATACTCTTACCAGAATGATATTTTGAAAAAGCAGGTAGAGCTCAAAGAAGCTGATTATAAAAATCAGAGAGAAGCCCAGAAAACTGCTCAAAAAAATTATGATAAATATCAGAAAGAACTCAATAGTGCTAAATCTGCTAAAACAAAAGCTCAAAAAAAGACAAAAGATAAGTCAAATACTGTAAAGAAAAAAGGTAAGAAGATCTTATCAAGGAAATCTGCTAAAAAGCTAACAGGTACTCAAAAGAAACAGATTAAATCTGGCAAAAAAGTTAGTACAAAAGGTGTTACTAATAAGAAATTATTACGACAACTTAAAGACTACAATAAAGCTGTTGAGGCAAAGAATAAGGCTAAAAAGGCTGAAGCTGCCGCATCAAAGAAAGTGACATCTGCTTCTATTAAAGAACGTGATGCACAAAATGCATTGACAACTGCCGATAACAACGCTAAACAAGCGGCTGCTGAATTGGCACAAGAAAAAGTTAATGCAGCAATGCAGTCTCAGGCAAATATTAAAGCGTATTATGATGCCAAACAAAATTATGAATCAATCCAAGGAAACAACGCTTCTTCTGCTGCTAAGTTAAAACAGGCTAAAGGAGAAGATTTGATTACTGAGGATTATCAGAAGCAGATTGATTCTAATGAAAAACAGGCTCAGTTATATGAAGAGTCTGCCAAGACAATGCAATTAAATCTTGACGAGAAAGTAAAAGCTGGTGATATCAAGAAAGGTTCTCAAGAGTGGATGCAGATGCAAGGAGAAATTGATGCTTGTACGAGCAGTGCCAATGATCTCCGTACCACAAATGAAGAACTTAAAAATAGTATGCGTGACGATATTTATTATCGTGGCTTTGAACGTGCTATTAAAGCGGCTCAGAATTTACAAAATTCACTTACAACAATATCTTCTTTGATCGATGAAGATGCAATGTTTGATGATGACGGAAATCTGACTGATTATGGTACTGCTGCTATTGCAACAAATATTGCTAATGTCAAATCTGAAAAAGAAGAATTGAATCAATTGATGCAAGAACGTGCTAAAATGGCTGAACATCGTGATGAATATTCTGACACAGAATGGGCTGACGCAATTCAAAAGAGCGATCAAGACATTGCAGATGCTGTTAAGAGTATTAAGTCTGCCGAAGATAGTGTGACAACTATTCTGAAGAATAACGCAAAGCAGAAATTGGATGCGATTAACAAGACTATTTCAGCATATTCTGAAGCTATAAAAAAATCTAATGACTATTATACATATGACAAGCAATTGAAATCCTCTAACAAAGATATTCAGATACTAAGATCACAGATAAATGCACTTAATGGGGTGAGCGATGCAGCCAGCCGTGCGAAGAAAGCACGCCTTGAAGCAGAACTCCAAGAGAAACAAGATGCACTTGATGATACAGTAAAAGATCATATTTATAATCTTCAGATTGACGGACTTGATAAGTTAAGCACACAGCTGAATGACGATTATGAGAAATACTGTAAAGAGTTATCTTCTTCTGTTGATAAGATTGAAAAAACATTCACATCTTTATCTGGAACAATCAGTTCAGAGGGTACAAAAATTGATAGTACGATTACTACTATCTTAGGACATTATGGCGTTAAGCCAAGTGATCTTGGACTGACAGACAGTAAAGTGACAGGTTATGCTCAAGGTGGATTAGTTAAATCTGTGCATAAGAACGGAGATGATGGTCTCGCTTCTCTCGCAGTTGGTGAGGAAGTTGCCACTGTTGATGTTGTTAATTTGGCAAACAAAATAAGACAAGATAAGGTATTAAATGCCTTAGCAAATGGACATACACTGAACGGAATGACTATGGATGGAATTGGAACAACGGAAATTAATGTCAACTTTGGCGAAGCTATTGGTGCAATTAATGTTCCTTCTGGAGTATCTGAAGAAGAGCTTCAAAGAATCGTTAATGAATCCTATAAATATACTTCTCAGAAAGTTACTCGTGACATGGCTAAAATCGTTGGTCGTAAACGTCCAGTTTAAAACCTTATATAATAAGGAAGAAACAGGTTGAGTGGTGCGTAGAAATACGCACTCTTGCCTGTTATTTTTATGCAAAATTTTATACAGAAAGGAGACCACATATATGTTGTCATTTGAATATAATGGACAATCTACAAAAACAATCTTAGATACGCCTCTAATGGTCGTACAGTTTGATGTGACAAATGACATCACAGGATTTTCACGAGAGATTGTTAAAGGTGAAAAAACAATGTTACGTCAGGAGACAAATCATTATGGTGCAATGTATTCTGATGAGAGCACATATGAATTTTACCTTGTAAAAGAAAATGGGCATGGGTTCACAAATTCAGAGCAAAGAAAAATCAATAAATGGTTGACTTCTCCTACTCTTGTAAAACCATTGACGGGAATTGCAGATGATAAAGAGACTGTTATTTACAAAGGAATCTTTCAGAATATCGGATGGAAAATGATCACATGCAAACTTGGGCAACTTGATGCAGTTCAATGCAGTTTCGTTTGTGATACCCCTTTTATATGGAAACACTATGAGATTTCTGGCGAAGTCGCAACAAGTAATAAATTCTCAACAAACATCTTTGTAGATAGCGACGATGCAGAGTATGAGATTTATCCAAAGGTAACGATCACTTCTAAGACAAGTCAAACAGTAACAATCGAAGTTCGTGATGAAAACTCTATGTCAGTACTGTGCAAACCTGCTTTACCAATATGTATTGATTGTAAACATTGTATGGTAACAGATGGAACTGTAACAGGGTTGACTAATTTTGAAGACATTGGATGGGCTGATGTTGGAAATATTTCGTGGCTTAAACTGCATGATGGATATAATGTTATAAACATCACAGGTGCGTGTACTTATAAAATCGAGTTCGATGTGCCACAGAAACGGATCGGTGATCTGTTATGATTAAACACAATGCAAAAATTTATTTATGCCGTCCTGACAGAACTGTTATCTGTGCTTTAAATGGAGTACAAATTAAGAGCGTTGAATACGAACAGCAATTAAAGGATTTCAATCGTCTTACATTTAATGTAGACAGGTATATAGATGTTGATGGCGAATACGTTGAATCTGCTGGCTATGAGAAACTAAAAGATCATATGACGATTTATCTTGAAGGACTTGACTATTTTCAACTTCAAGAACCTTCTCTGCAAAATGATAATGGTAGATATGAATACAAGGTATGTGAAGCGTATTCTGATGAGAAAACCTTTGAAGATAAGGATATGAAAGGTTTATCTTTCAACAAAGGTATAAAAGACTCTATGGAAATGTTGGCTACAAATAACGTAGACGATATGGGTTATGCGAAAGAATACATCACGTTTTGCAACGACAGAAACCATGAATTATCATTGATGCATTTGGTGTTAGAAAAAGCTCCAGGAGTACCAGGATGGAGTGTCGGTTACATCGATCCTGCAATAAAGAACGAAAAATATTCGTTTGAGGCAGATAATACTAATGCCTATGCGTTCCTTAATACGACTGTTGCCAATGTTGTAAAATGCGTATTTTATTTCGATACAATCAATAGAACGGTAAGTGCGTATGCCAAAGAAAACATAGGAAAAGACACGAATATCTTCATTGGATGGCGTAACGCACTTAATATGCTTAAAATGACTCCACAGGCAGATACAATGTATAATGCTCTGACCATTCAAGGCGATGAAGAGTTAGATATTACGAGAGTCAATTATGGTCGAAGTTATATCTATAATCTTGACTACTATTTGACTACAAACTACTTTCCTCAAGAAACTATTGATAAGATCAAAATATGGCAAAAGTGGCAAATTGATAACCACGCTAAATATATTGAGAACGGAAAGAAGTCTGCGGAATATCAGGCAAAGATAGATGAAATTTACTATCGTGTACCAAATGATGGTATTCAGATTGCTCAATATAAAACAATGGATCAAGAAACTCTTGAGAAAACTCTAAAAATGTATGAGCAGATGCTTACTACAATCCAAGTCAGTGTAGATACAAGAGATGACCATGAGAAAGATTCAAACGGAAATTATACCAAATGGGATAAACCAGATGATATTCAGAATCGTGTCTATAAACCTTGGACTACTTCTTCTGGCGAAGTTGATCATGAAAAATATCTTGCTTTACTAAAAGAAAGCAATAAAGGATATTATACATATCAAGAATTAAGAGATTATATTATTCCAAATATTAAGGTAGCAATTCAAAACTTGCATTTAGCCGATGATAAGAAGATTGATTATAATGATGAATTTGAATCAAATTGGGATTTATATGGAATCAAAGAACTTGAAGGTAAACGTGATGAATATAAGAAACAGATTATGGATATTCTCGCTGCATATCAAAAAGATTGGAAAGACCTTACTGATGAAGAGATTAGCAAAGCTGGTGTAAAGGATGAAAAAACCTATAATGTATTCCATAAGAATTTTATTAAGTACAAAAATTGGCTTGGCGATGAAAACACAGAAGGCTCACTTCTATATAAATTAAAAGAGTTAAACGCACAGGTCGATGAACTTAAAACTCAGAAGAAACCATATGACGATGTAATGACAGATATGAATACTCATTCTGAACTCAATGATCCGCAATTTGGATTGACAGATAAAGAATACACCGCTGTCATGAACATTGTTCGTATGGGAGATTATACAAACAATAATATCTTTACTACTTCTCTTGATGACGCAGTAACATCTTACGAGCATTGCGAAGAATTATATCAAGATGGATTAAAACGTATCTCTGAAACTTCTCAACCACAATATCAGATTGAGACTTCTCTCGATAACATTCTCTCTTTAAATGAATATGCAGACGTAGATTCAGATAATAAACAAGGTTGGCATAATCAGTTTACGGTTGGTAACTTTATTCGAGTTGGCGTACGTGATGATTATGCAATTAAGTTAAGATTGTTGACAATTGCATACAATCCTTGCACAAAAAGTTCGGAAATTAGTGTGACATATACTAACATGATCACGAGTCTAACAGGTAGGGATGATTTCTCTTATCTATTTGACGATACTGCTGCTTCTCAGAAAAATAGTATTTCTGTCGGAACAGGAGACTCTAAAGATTCTGTTGAGTATATGACTAACATGCTTCAGAGAATGACGAACAGTTCTTTGTTTGGAAATGCAGTGAACAATAGTGTGCAAAATGTATTAAGCGATCAAGGAACAATTAACAAACTGTTTGGAGATTATCTGAATTATAAAGTAATTAATGTCGGGAACATCACGGGTGACAAGGCTGAGTTTAATGAGCTGTTTAGCAAATATATTAATTCAGAATATATTGCTGCTAATTCGGCTGATATTAAAAAGTTAAATACAGACGTTGCCAATATTAACTCTGCAATCATCGGTACTTCTTCTACAGAAACAGGTATCGTATTCAACCTTTCCTCAGCAAATGCAAAGTTTGACAGTGCATGGATCATAAACGGAATCGCAGGGAAAATGACAATTGGAGACTTAGCCGCAGGCGATATTACAATCTCTGACACAATGCGAATCTTATCTGAGAACGGCAACTTTATAATGAACGGGTCTGCCATGCAGTTTTTAGATACTAAGGGCAATGTTGGAATCCAGATCGGTTATGATACAAACAAAAATCCTAGCATTATTATCAAAGACGATAAAGGCGCAACGATCATGACAAGTCAAGGTATTACTAAGGATGCGATTGCTGATGGGCTGATTGTGAATAATATGCTTGGAGATAAATCTATATCTAAGGATAAGCTGAACTTCCCTATCGTTGAAGCGAACGCACAAGGCGGAGTTGATATTACACAGATTTATGATGGTAAAGGCGGTTTGTGGGGAGCTGAGTATGCGACATTTAAGGAAAGTGTAAATAGTACATTAGATGACTGGGATACTAAGATGGATGAAATGGGATATGAAATCTTCATGACCACTTCTGCTGGCAGAACACTTGGTAGAGGAATTAATGAAACAGTAGCAACTGCTCATTTAACTAAAGATGGACAAGATGTTACAGACGAATGGGATGAATCTCATTTTGCATGGAAAAGAGAATCGAGAGATACGAGTGGAGATTCTTATTGGAATGAAGCTCATAAAGGAAAAAAAGAAATAACTATAACTAGAGACGATATATATTTTGGAGCAGCTATTAAGCTGCTTTTTGTGGTTGATGGAGAAACTGTCGCATCAACAAATTAATTAAAGGAGGAAATAACCTATATGGGAAAAATACTAGCATGGACAGAGGGCACCTTTGTCGATTTAACAGATGGAAAGCAGATTCAGGCTTATTTAAATTATAATCAGCCATTGACAATACAATACGATCCGAACCAAGCTCAGAACTATGCACCAGACTGGGGAACAAATAAATTAACTATCACACCAGTAATTCTTGTGGACAATGAAAGAGTTGCACCAAACGCAAATGGAATGTCAATCATTTGGCAACGTAGAGTGGGTTCTGGATCGGCTACAAATTTGGTAACAGGCGAGACTGTTTCTTCTGGTGTGTTAAATGTAAGTAAAAATATGATGGTTGCTGGATCTGTGGAGCTTTTATCGTATATTTGTACAATTACTTATACAGATCCAGATACAAAACTTGTAGCAGAAACACAACAGCAGATCACATTCAGTCTTAATAAGAATGCATTGGAGCTTTCAGAATGTTCTATTACAGGTGAAACTTCATTTAAATATAATGGTTCTGGAAAATTAGTATCTGCTTCTTCTATTGCATTAACAGCCAACTTAACAAATTGTACATTAAAACAATGGCAATATAAAAAAGCAGATGGGTCTTATGCGGTTTATCCAAACTCTGGGACAAGCACTACATTAACTGTCAAAAACACTGATGCTGTATTCTTCAATGAAGTTGCAACAATTAAACTCGTTACAAACATGGACGGGCTAATTGATATTCATCAGATTCAAAATGTGCGAGATGGTGCCGCAGGTAGCGATACTTATACTTGTCAAATGACTAATGATGTATTTTCTGTTTCTTGTACTTCTTCAGGCACTCCAAAAACAGGTGCCTTCACAGGATGTGATTCTGCAATGGCTATCTGGAAAGGTGGTAACGACGATACCGCAAACTGGAATATCACAGCTACTCCTAGTACAGGTGTAACAGGATCTTTTGATTCTGACACACACAAATATACTGTTACAGGCTTAACAGTAATGTCAGGATACGTTGAATTTATTGCAACAAAAACCGGATGTGCTACTATCACAAGACGATTCAATATACATAAAGATACATCTGGAGCCGATGGAAAAGATGCACAAATCTTCGAAATTTCATCTGATGTTGCGGTTATGAAATTAAATGCTTCTGATGTCTATGTTCCAACAAGTGTTAAGTTCTCTGGAACAAAAAGAGTTGGAAATGCTACGGTTGCGGCAGCATATTCTGGTAGATTTAAAGTATACGAAACAACAGATGGAACACAATATAACCTAAAATACACTTCTTCATCTGATCAAACTGCTATTACATATACTCCATCTTCAACATCTGTGAAAATCATTAAAGCAGAACTTTATGTATCTGGAAATACAACACAACTTTTAGATAGTCAGACTGTTGCTGTTGTCCCTGATGGTCATAAAGGTGAAACTGGTGCAGCTGGTAAGGATGCGGTTGCAGTAAACTTAGGAAACTTTCATGATAGTATCCCTTGCGATACAGGTGGAAAATCTAAGGAAGCTAGAGATATTACAATTCCATTTGAATGTAATAAAGGTGGAGTCAGAGTTGCAGGAACAGCAACTGTTGGAACATTACCTAGTGGAGTAACACTAAAAACAAATACAGCAGCTACGGCTTCTGCTGATGGGGCAATTGTACTAACTGTTGCAAAGGGCGCAGTACTATCTAGTACAGCCAACTCAGGAGAAATTACAATTACAATTACAGCTGCTTCAGTAACAAGAACTTTTAAATTTTCATGGTCTAAATCTGTACAGGCACTAAATGGTACAAGTGCTGTATTGTTACAGGCTTACCCTCAGGGAGATGGGTTAATTTATAATGGTAACAATAATGTTGTCCTACAAACTTTATTACAAAATGGAACAACCGCTGTAACTGCTTCAAGTTATCAATGGGCAAAATTTACAGGAAAGGGATATACAAATCTTGAGGGTAAAACACAATCTACATTGACAGTAACGCCAGATATGATTGATTCATTTGCGTCCTTTAGAGTTTCCGCAGTCTATGGTGGAAAAACTTATAACGCATATAGTGTGGTTCAGGATAAAACAGACCCATGTACAGCTACATTAAGAAGTTCTATCCCTATGACAATTAAAAATGGACAGGGAGCTGGTGGAGCATGGATTCAGGTGTTAAGAAATGGTGTAGAAATTGATGCTCCTAAATCAACTGATTTCTTAACAAAAGCACCTAGTAGTCCTACAAGCGGAGATTTTTATTATGCGGTAAATACGTCTGCAAAAACTGTAACTTTAATGAAATACGATGGTTCTAAATGGGCAGCCGCTCCATCCAGTGATCAGGCAACATTAACATATAAGTGGTATAGAAAAAATGCACAAGGAGAATCACTTGATACAACAACTCCTTATGCAACAGGGAAAGCTATCTTTGTAGATAGTTCTGTAATTCAAGGAACAATAAGTTTTGATATAGAAATTTCAGAATCTTAAAAGCAATGGTATGTGTTTAAACACAGAGTCATTGCTTTTTTGATTCTGTGTTTAAATAAAGGAGGAAATTATACGTGAGTAAAACTATTGCTTGGGCGGAAGGTACATTTGTCAACGTGACAGAACCTTTCACAGTCATGTTGACAAATGAAGCACAGCAATTCGCCACAGATTCAAATAGAAAAGTAACTTCCGCACAAAGTTACCATACAGACATTATTGTTATTCGTGGTAGTCAGGAGCGGACTGATTACACGATTGGAAATATTACTTCTGGCAGTGGGATTACTGTCAGTAAAGACAGTAAAAGAGTTACATTTAGTGTGAGTGCTGACACTACTATTGGTGCCGATACAGGAGTTATTGAGATCCCTATTACACTTGATGGACAGACTGTTAAAAAACAGTTTTCTTGGAGTTGTGGAAAACAGGGACCTCAGGGTGTTAAGGGTGAAGACGGAAGTAATTTTGCTTGGAACTTACTAAAAGGTACTGGAACTGCTAAGGAGTTTACACCTAAAGGAAATTTAACAAATCAAACAACGTTATTTAATAAATTAGATTTATCTGGTCAAACACTAAAAGAAGGAGATAAATTTGTCATTTCTTGTGACCTTGAATGGACTCAATTTACACAAGGCACAAGTGGTACATTTGATTATTGGTTTCAAGGATCTGTTGATTATAGCTGGTCATATGATAACATTTTTACACAAGGATTACAGAAAGTACAACCTACAAAAGCAGAAATTCTTGCTTCTGATGGTAAGAAACACTTGTCTGCGGTTTGCACTATGAAACAATCATTACTTGATAAGAAAATTTTTGAAATTGGTATTAGGTTTGACAATACTGACGGTACTGGAAAAATCAAGATCAGCAATCTTAAAATCGCAAAAGAGGATAAAGAATCTCCATGGTGTTTACATCCAGATGAACTCAAAGGAGCAACTGGAGACAAAGGTAAATCAGTTCAAAGCGTAATTGAATATTACCTTGCTACTTCTGCTTCTACAGGCGTCACAACCTCAACAAGTGGTTGGTCTACTGATCCTACGACACAGAAATTGACAGCCGAGAAAAAATATCTCTGGAATTGCAAGCAAACCGTATATGATGATGGAACTAGAGGAAGTATTACGAGTCCTGTTATTTGTGGTACTTATGGTGATAAGGGTGACACTGGGCAAAAAGGTCAAGATGGTACATCTATAAAAATCACATCTAAATCAGTTACATATCAAACGTCAACTTCTGGCACAACAGCACCTACAGGAACGTGGTCAACTACTGTTCCTACGGTTAATAATGGGCAATATCTTTGGACTAAAACTACAGTACAATACTCAGATGGTAATAAAACTGAAGCGTATTCTGTATCTTACAAAGGTACGAATGGTACGAACGGAACTTCCGTGACTGTAAGCAAGACGGAAGTTACTTATCAAGTTAGTACAAGTGGTACTACTGCCCCTACAGGTACATGGAGTACAACAATGCCAAGTTGCGATCAAGGGCAGTATTTATGGACTAAGACTTACGTTAAGTATAGTGATGGAAAAGATACTACTTCTTATAGTGTAAGTTATAAGGGAGTTGATGGTGAGAAATTTAGTTGGAATGCACTTATTGGATCATCATTTTTATATAACTCACTACCAAATAACGTAAATTTTTCAATGGTAACTGTAAACAATGTTTCTGCAACTGCATTTACTACAAATGGTTTGCATTATAAAGCAACAGCTTCTAATGGCGCACCAAATAGTTCTCGTGGAGTAAAAATTAATTCTTCTGTTTTGGATTTGAAAGTTGGTGACACTGTTACTTTTAGCTGTGATGTTAAAGGTACTTTTGGTACAAAGAATAATGGTTTATGTCTTATGCATGCAACAACTTCAGATAATAATTCTTGGGCAGCTGTACACAACGGATTAAAATATTCAACTTTCATTCCAGACTGGACGAGAAAATCGACAACACACATAATCCCGTCTAATATCAAAATAGAAAATGACGGTAGTTTTTATTTGTATTTCTACTTTGGTGGTGGTACTGGTTCTGAAGTTGATGTTTATGTAAGAAATATTCAATTAGAGAAAGGTTCTGCTGCTTCCCCTTGGGCACCTCACCCAAAAGACCTCGAAGGTCGTGGAGTTTCCCAAACAGTTCAATACTACTTAGCAACATCTCAAGCCTCTGGAGTAACTTCTTCTACTTCTGGTTGGAGTACAGACATTACAACTCAAAAACTAACTGCTGATAAAAAGTATTTATGGAACTGTTATCAGACAAAATATAGTGATGGCACGAGTGAACCTATCAGCACACCTAAAGTTATTGGCGTATACGGAGATAAGGGAGCCAATGCCCTACAATGTAAAAGAAATTGGACAGGTACTTATACAACTATTAATGGTACAACTTCAGCTGCATTATCTGATTTCAATAGAACGCCAGTTGCTGGGGATGTTTTCACAACACTTGATGGCTCTTCTAATACAGGTACATGGCAAGTAATAAGCGTCAGTGGATCAAATGTTAATATTAAGTTACTTAGTTATGTAAATAGTAGAGGTGAAAAAGGTGACAACGCCAAAAACCTATCAATCACACCTTCATCTCAATACTTCAAGTCTACAGATGGTGGTAAAACATTCGCACCTAACGTAATCACAATCAAACCTACTATTCAAGGAGAAATCAGCTTTGGTAAATGGCAATATTCTATTGATGGCGGAGTTAGCTTCACTGATGTTGTGAGTGGACAGAAAGGATTGACGATCAGTAATAATGTGTTGACTGTTAGCAAAGATAGTAGTTTATACAGTGATGCTGTTACTATGGTCACTTTCAGAGCTGTGGCTAGTGATAGTAGTTTTTATGATACGTGTAGTATTGCTAAGATTTATGATGTGAATGATATTGGTGATGGTAGGAATTTATTACTGAACACATCTTCTTATAGAGAATCAAATCCACTGGAGCGTACTGGTTCAAACACAGACGATTATTCAACATATCCTAAAATCATTACCTCTATTGATCTAAGTGCAAATCAAAAATACACATTACAAGCAAAAACCGATAGTAATTGGGCAACCAAACATGACATAGGTGGGCATACCCCATCAGAAAAATTGGTGGGGTTATGGCTTGTAAGTGATGACACTAATACTTTTTTGGATATGTCAAAAGGGTATGCTATTTTTACTGCTCCTAAAACAACAAAATACAAACTTAGAGTTAACCAATACTCGAACGGAACTGATGCTTATACTATTCATTTGTGGGATATTAAACTTGAAAAAGGACAATCTGCGTCAGGATGGTCAGCTGCTCCTGAAGATGTCCAAACAGCGATTTTATCTACCAAATCAGAGATATCTGACGTGAGTTTAAAGGTAGATAAAAACAAGCAAGCCATTGAACAAAGAGTGGAAAAGACTACTTATCAGCAAGATTTGAACTTGGTTAAGGGTGATATTAGCAAAGCGAATGAAGGACTGAATAAGTGGAGATATGAGATTTATCCTAAGAGTTTGTTTGCAAGTGAATATCAAGGCAAGAGTACAATGGATGTATTTGCTAAGAATACAAATCTTACACCTAGCCAGAGTGTGTTAATTAATGATACGGATTTTGGGAAAAGCTTTGCTTACGGAGATAACTATATTGGCTACGCTCTTACTTTTGTGAAGTTCTCTGCTGCTAAAAGTGTTGCGATTACATTTAAGCATGACGATGGAGCACATTTGTACTTAAATGGCAAATTAATTGGCGGAGATGATACATGTAATACTGGTAGTGGGGAATCATTAACGCTTAGTTTTATCCAAGGTTGGAATTGTCTTGAGGTAGTTTTAAATGAAAAATCTGGTGGTGAATATATTGGATTAGGTACTACTATTTCTGCTCTGTCAGAATGTCAACTCATGAACTGTTACTACGGTACACCTGTTGCTAGACAGTCTCACATTACAAATCAGCTGGTGGAAAACACGACTAATATTAAGGGTATTAGTACGAAAGTCAGTAAGGTCACGAGCGTAATTGGTGACAATGGTGAGAACTTCACAAGTTTTAAGAATGACTACAGTGATTTTAAGCAGACGATGAACGGATTTAAAACGACTGTTGGTCAAACTTATGTGACTAAGGATGATTTTAATGGACTTGAGATTGGTGGAAGAAATTTATTGCTGTATTCTCAAACTATTAGAGCACATAATCATTATTATGGTGTTAGTTATTTAATAGACGAAGTCGAAACATTTAACGGATGCCCTGTATGGTCGGTTAAAAATCAATGGGGAAGGTTGGCGTGGTCGTTCAAATCACATGTTATTGATAGAGGATTAGTTAAAGTTGGAGATACATTGACATACTCCTTATACGCCAAAACAAATAACGCATCTGGAAAAAGCATTAGTTGTTCATACCGATTCAAAGGAAACGCACAGGCTTATTGGTTCAAAGGTTCAGCTTTTAATATTGGTACAAGTTGGGCAAGATATTCTGCCACATTTACAGTTACAAAAGATATGTTGGCAACTGATACATATATGAACGAAATTGGGTTCGAAGAAACAGCTTCTATGTCTGGAGACGATAAAGTTTACTTTGCTTGTCCAAAACTTGAGCGTGGAACGAAAGCAACCGATTACACTGAAGCTCCTGAAGACGATAAAATTAACGGTCAGAACTTAGTAAGTAATCTTCCTTCTAATTGGGAGCAAGGAACTGTCTCAGAAAGTTCTGCTGTTGGAACAACATATGCCAACACCAAAAGTTCTAACGCTAATACCATTCGTCCAAAAGAATTAATTCCTGTCCATGGAGACATTACGATTTCAGCTGCTTATTCAAATCAATCTAAGAAACCTATTAGACATTGGATTGCTGCATATGATATTAATAAAAATTATCTTGGGAATAATTATGTTTCTAATACATGGAATAGCTTCCCAAGAACTCTTAATATGAAGGATGCTAAATATATAGCCATTATGGTTAGTTATACTGATTCTTCAGCCATCACTCCTTCCGACATTTCACAAATCTGCCTAAAGATTGAGCGTGGTACTTCCGCTACGCCTTTTACGCTTGCACCTGAGGACGTTAACGGAAAGATCGTAAATGTAGAGACTATTGCTAATCAGACTGCTAAGCAATTTGAATGGATTGTTAAGGGCGGAGATAAGTCATCTAGTATGGTACTCACAGATGATTTCTTGAATATTGTTGCTAATAATATTAATTTGACTGGGAAAGTTACTTTTAATAGTTTAAGCAGCGATGCCAAAAACGAGATTGGAAAAGTAGCGCAGAGTAAAGTTGATGATTTGCAGATTGGCGGTAGGAATTTATTAGTTCAAAAAAATATCACAGAAGGCTATTTGTCTACAGATGGTAAAGGAAGTTTTGTTGGTTCTGGCGGTGGAGATCAAACTAGTGATTGGATAGATGTTTCAGGAAATAAATATATAACAGTTACTCTATATGAAGATTTTACAAACACAAATAATTCAGGAAGATATTGTGAGTATGATGCCGATAAAAATTGTATAAATACTGTTGTTTATAATCCAAGACAAAAAAGCAGTATTATTATAGAACTGAAAAGCAATACAAAGTATATAAGAGTTACTGCAATAGAATGCAAAACACGAAGATATAAGATTGAAGCAGGAAACAAAGCCACCGATTGGACGCCAGCCCCAGAGGACGTTTCTCAGGATGCAACTAATAAAGCAAGTCAAGCTTTAACAGATGCCAACAACTACTCTTCTAATGCAGTTAACTGGGTTACTAGCAATGGTTCATCAACAACAAGCCTTAACTCAATGGTTAAAAAATGGACAGATGGAGCAGTAAGTGACACTACGCAGATGAATGGTGGATGGATTAAAGCAAATACTATTACTGCTAGTAAGATTGCCATCGGGGATTTTACGAACTATTGCCAATTAGATAAAGACACCGCATCTTCTTATGGTTTTACAGCTACAGATGATACAAAAGGCGTTTGGTTTACTGCTAGTCCGATAGATAGAGATAAGCATATTTCTCAATGGTTTACATGTGAAGGTGGTCAAAAACTATATGTAGAATATGATTTATCAACTACCGTGAAAGGTAAAGTTGAGGCTTCTGATACCGACATTTCTTATTTAACGTCTGGAATTATGATATATGCAGCCAATGGTGCCAAGCAAATTGTTTCATATACGAGATCCAAAGGCGTAACGGCTACATCAGACGGGGCAATTACACATGTTAGTTTAGTTGAAACATTGCCAGCTGACACAAGATTTTTTAAGGTTGTCTTACAAACTAATGGGCAAGGAAATACATTTTCTGGCACATTAAAGATTCGTAACCCTCAAGTTAGAAAAGCTACAACTGGTAAACTTATCGTAGACGGTTCTATCACAGCCGATAAAATCGCAGCTAATGCTATTACAGCAGATAAAATCGCAACAGATGCCATTAAATCTCACAACTACATCTCTTCTGGTGGTACGCAGGGATCATTTTTGAATCTGAAGGATGGCAGCTTTACAGCCCCTAATTTGAGTTGGGATTTAAATGGTAATTTGATTGCCAAAAATGCGAACCTGAGTGGTGAGATTACAGCTACGAATGGTAGTATTGGTAAATTTAAAATCACAGATCAATGGCTAATCACTGGTTCTGGTAGTACATGTGCAGGATTGGGTGGAAGCGGACAAGCTTTTTGGGCAGGGGCTGAAAATAGTACAGTTGCGCCATTTAGAGTTGAGTATGATGGTAAATTATATGCTAATGGTGCTACTATTTCAGGTGATATAACCGCTACGACTGGCAAGATCGGTGATTTAACACTAAAGGATGGAATACTGACAGGCACTGGAAGTTATAGTGAACCTTATACCGAAGATGATGATGGTACAGTAACCTCTACCATTACAACCAACTATATTACAAAACTGTTTGGTAAGGGATTAACTATTGATTCAACAGTTAAATATTCAGACGAGGACGATGTTTACTCCTATAAGGTAAGTGTCTTACCTGATGAAATTTCTTTTACAGACGGAGAAGAAATAGGTATGTTGGGCGCAGGTGGATTACAAATCTTGCAAGTTAACGACAATTCTGATAGCTATAGTAGCGAAGCTAATGAAGTTTCGTTATCAAGCGGCGCTTCTAATTTCTATTACACTACCCCTGTTAATCAGACTACCGACAAATACTTGCATGTTTGTTTTTCTGCTGATGGTGCGTCTTTTATGGCGTCTCAAGGAGATAAATTTAATTCTTTTGATATAGGGTATTCTAGTGCAAAATATTCTGGTAATTTCGCTGCAAATAAATTCGTGTATACAGGAAATTCTTTAAACTATGTAGAATGCTTTGAAGCTAACGATACAACAAATGTCTATTTCCATTCTAGTGGTTACTATTCATTCAGAGTAAACAACGAAGGTAACTGGAGCAATGAAACTCAATCTGTTTATATTACCGGACATGGGGTATCTGTTCCTGGACAAATTGGATTATATTCACAAGAAATGAGCAATTATGTCGCTAGATACTATATTGCAGGTTCAACCAAATCAACAGCTATCGGTAACAACAGTTATCAAACACGAATCTATGGATCATCTGTATGGGCAAATAAAGCTGTTTCCACTTCTGACGTTCGTCTAAAACAAGATTTCCAATCTTTAGATAAATTTGAAGACTTATATATGCAATTGCAGCCAGTAAGCTTCAAATATATTGATGGCTATGATAAATCTGAAGACAGATATTTTGGATTAAAAGCACAACCAACAGAAAAATTGTTTGAAGATATGGGTGAAAATCCAGATGATTATGCAATGTTCAACAAATTCGGCATTGATCACGAAGATATCAAAGAAAGAATCGGATATGATGTAGACTTTGATGAAGAACACGGATTAGACTACACAAATCTAATTACTTTGAATACTCACATGGTTCAGAAAACTCGTAGAGAATTAGCCGAACTTCAAAAAGAAAACGCTGAACTTAAAGATATGCTTAAAACAATCGTGAAAAAAATAAATATGTAACAAAAATTAAATAACTACTACACAGATTAGAGCAGTTTTCGGACTGCTCTTTTTGTATGCTCAAAAACAGAAAGAAAGGTGAAATACATATGGTATACACAGTTAAATTAGATGGCTCTGACGACAAAGTATTTAATCTTATGCAGTTTGATTCTATGACTTTTGACATGGAATGTAAACTTGTCGTTTGCACAGATGATCTAAAAGTGGTTAAATCAGCATTTACAAACTTTAAAACATTAGACATCTACAGAGATGATGTGCAGATTGCAACTTACACATGCTTTAACAATTATAAAGAAATCTCTTTACAACAGGGATTATATAACAACTCTAATGGAGAATGGGAAGATGCACTGATCGTATCTCTTACAAGAGCAAATATTGTAGAACAGGTGCAACGACTTGATAAAAAAGTCAATCAGGTTGTTGATATTAATACTCTAAACCTTGATGAATACAAGAACTATTTACAGGAGAAAAACAAAGCTGCTCTTGCTGAGTTCTTAGCAGATCAGAGTGTGGAATTCAATGGTAAACCTTACGGAGTCAGCGAAGAAGATCAGAATGAAATGGCTCTGAACTTTATGCAGTATCAGGCTCTTACTACTGCTGGTCAGCAAGTAACTCTTGAATGGCATAGTAAGAAGAGTGCGTGTGAAACATTCACTACTGAGGAATTTGTGCAGTTAACAGCAATGATCAAGGCATTTGTCTATCCTTACTTTCAGCAGATGAATGTCATCAAACAACAGATTTTCAGTTCTACTAGCAGAGAAGAATTGGACAAGATTGAAATTAAATATGAAGTAATTCCTGTGCAGTCAACAGAACCTACTACTCCTTCAGAGGGAAAAGATTCAACTACGACTGATAAGACAGATGAGACAGAAAAAGATTCAGTTACGACTGAAGAATAATTAGTTTAAAAGAGAAAAGGAGAATTTTAATATGGAAATGACAAATATGCAGGCAGATATGATCTTAGGACAGTTAAATACAATTTATGCATCGTTAACAAAGAACAGTGAACCAGCTCCATGTGTGCTTACAGTGGGACTTGCCAAGAATATTAGAAAAATGCAGGGCGAACTCAAAGAGTATTTTGAAGAAAAACAGAAGCTCTTACAGAAATATGAAATCACTTCTGATGCCCAGATTAATGGAACCGAGAATGGTCAGAAGTTCTTAGCAGAGTTTACTCCTCTTAGCGTAGAAGATTCTGGTGTGGAATTACATAAGATCAGAATGACGTTTGATGAGCTATGTGATGTTCTTGAGAACTACGAGGGAAGTCTCTCTGGGGACATTATGACATTACAACTTATCTGCAAAGACGAGGATCAAAAAGAAGGTGAATAAATAAAATGCTACATGTAAAGAAATCATGTAAATATCTTGTCCTATTCCTCATTGGGGCATTTGCTTATTGTGGAATTGAGATCATCTGGCGAGGATATACACATTGGACAATGGGAGTGTTAGGTGGTACTTGCTTCATTCTTATTGGACTGATCAATAACAGCCGCTTTTTCTACCATCTTATGCCCTTTCGTGAGCAGATGGTTCTCGGAGGATTGATTGTTACTGTAATGGAATTCATAGCAGGTTGTATTTTAAATTTATGGTTAGGTTTAGGCATTTGGGATTACTCTCAGATGCCTTTTAATCTGTGTGGGCAGATTTGCTTACCTTATACAATCTTATGGATTCTATTGAGTGCAGTGTGCATTGTTGTAGATGATTGGTTGAGATATTTATTATTTGGAGAAGAAAAACCAGAATATGTTTGGTAAAGACTTAAAGGAGTGATTTTTATAAAATAATCGAGGTAATTACATGATGGAAAATTGGAATATTATAATTAATTTTTTATCTCAACATGGGGCTGCATTGATAGTGTTTGTCTTTGCGGTTCTTTTGTTTGCAGATAAAATTTTTGATGTCACTTCCAAATTAAACGAAAAGTTTGGTTTTGAGACACGTGCCTCATTAGAAAAGAAACATCAAAAAGAAGTGATTGAACAACAACGCTTAATGATCGATAAGCATACAGAAACTTTGGATAAACTAACACAGATTTTGAGCAATCAGAATAAAGATATTCAAGTTATCAAAGACATGATGAGAGAGCAAGCCGCATTATTAACAGACCAAAAGGTAGGCATGGAACGACTATTTGCACATACAGCTGAACTGGCTAAAAAATTAGATGATGCGTGCGTAATAGACGTTGCTTTATCTGAAGGTGTTGCTGCAATGTTAAGAGACAGAATCAAACAAGCCCACAGGTATTACAAGCAAAAAGGTTGTATTTCCCCTACGGGGCTTGAAAACATCAATGCTATTTATAAGGTATACCATGACCAACTACATCAAAATGGCGTTGGAGAAAAAATGTACAAAGAAATTAAAGCATTGCCTATTAAGGATGAAGAGTCATTCTTGTAGGTCTTTTTTTATTGCAAAGGAGGATTGCATTATGAACAAATTTAAAGAATTTTTAGCAGACATTAACTGGAGTGAAGTAAAACCACATACTGTTGTAAGCTTGATTTTACAGGTGTTAGCGTGGATCAATATGGGATTAACTGCGGCAGGCAAACCAGTGATTGATGTGCATGAAGATGTGATTAACCAAGTAGTTGGTATTGCTTTTGTAGTTGGAACATCTCTGTATGGAGATTGGAAAAATCATAGTTTTACATGGACAGCTCAGTTTGCAGATGAAATTGCTTATGCTCTGAGAGACGGTAGATTAACTCTTGAAGAGGCTGAGGAAATCAAGAATAAGATTGGTCAAAAAGACGTGATCGTAAAAGTTGATAAGGATTTATTTGAAAAAGAATTAGATGATGTTGCAGAAGGTAAAGAGTCTGACGACATTGTTGGATAATTTGCTAAGTGAGTAATTAATAATTGAATAATTAGTTATTTGGAGCAGTCTCTGTTATGGTGACTGCTCTTTTTAGATTGGAGGAAATATTATCGAGGATAATTTTTGGGATACAAAAGTGGATTTCCGTGATGAAACTAAGTGGAAAGTTTATGTACATACCAGTCCTAGTGGGAAGATGTATGTGGGGATAACAAGTAGAACAATTGCGCTTAGAGCAAATAATGGCAAGGGATATATTAAGAACGATCATTTTTATAGAGCTATTCAAAAATATGGGTGGAGTAATTTTGGTCATGAAATAATTGCAGATCATTTAACCAAAGATGAGGCTTGCCAAATGGAAAAGAAACTAATTAAAGAATTGAAAAGTAACGACTATCACTTTGGATATAACATCTCGTCTGGAGGAGAAGGTGGAGCAAGTGGTTGCCCATCGTCTAAATTACAAAAGAAAGTAACATCTGAGCGGATGAAAAAGGCATGGAGAGATCCACAATACAGAGAAAAAATGATCAACTTCTCAAAGCAGCGCATGAATGATCCAGATTACGTCAAACGAATTTCTGAAAAAAATAAACTTTTATGGGAAGATCCTGATTATAGAGCAGCACATAGCGGAGAAAATCATTGGTGTTATGGCAGAAAAAGAGAATCATTGTATGAAGTAGAAAATCATAATGCTCGTCCAATAGTGTGTGTAAACACAGGGGAAAAATTTGGTTGTATGATCTATGCGATGAAAAAATATAACATCTCAAGAGACGCTATTTCTAGGTGTTGCAATAATCATACAACCCACGGCGGACAAGACACTGATGGAAATAATCTTCTCTGGATGTTTGAAAAAGACTTTAATAATATATCTCCGAACGATTTGAAATATAAATTGTATTTAGCTAAAAAGGGTGGAAAGAATGCAGTTATAAATACTGATAATCATGAATTGTTTTCTTCTTCTAAGCAGGCTGCCAACAAATATCAAATCAAGAATCCTTGCTCTATTAGTTATTTGTGTTCACGAAAAGATAAGAAACGAAGAGTCGCAAACCATCATTGGATGTATTTATCAGAATATATAGAAACAAACAAGTGTACAGAACGAGAGGCATTTGAGTCTCTCTTTTTTATTGCATGAAAATAGGAGGAATCAATATGGCATTAAAATTTAAAACTTTAAAATGCAACTCTGACAACTATGGTGCCAAGAGAAGCTTAAAAAATATTAAATGGATTGTAATTCATTACACAGGAAACAAAGGAGATACTAGCAAGGCAAATTGTAAATACTTCCAGTCTCCAAATAGACATGCTAGTGCTCATGTATTTGTTGATGGCGGTAAATATATATATAAATCTGTTCCATTGTCTAATGTAGCATGGAGCGTTGGTAAATTATATGAAAGAAAGCATGCTGTTGATTGGGGTAAATGTACAAATGCCAACAGCTTAAATATCGAGATGTGTAATTCCGTTGGTAAAATACCAGATAATGTATACAAGCAAACTGTTGAGCTGACAAAATATTACATGAAAAAATATGGTGTTCCTGTTTCACGCATTACGGATCACTACAGGGTGGCGGGAAAGTGCTGTCCTGAACCTTGGGCTTCTCCAAATAGCAAAGGGTTTGCTAAATTCAAAGCAGACATTTCTGGTTCTACAGTAGTAAAACCAAAAGCATCTTCTAAGTTCAAATCATACAAAGTGAAAGTAACTGCTTCTGCTCTTAACATCCGTAAGACTGCTTCTACTTCAGGTGCTAGAGTAGGATCATATAAGAAGGGAACAACGGTAACAATCAAAGCCGTCAAAAACGGTTGGGGTAAAACAAGTAAAGGTTGGATTAAACTGTCTTATACAAAGAAATGCTAAGTGGTATGAAAAAATATGAGAAACAGTTATGATTGATCTTGCGATCAGTCGGTATTTTCTTTATTGGTTTTCTTTGTCACTGATAAAGAAATGTTACTCTCTGCTGTGCTGCGGAGAGGGTAAATATGAGCAGAATAAAAATTTAAGGGTACATCAGATTAATTTCTGGTGTACCCTATTTTTTTACGATTTTAGAACATTGAGTTCTGTTGTTCGAGTGCTACTAATAATGCACCCATTGTCATTGGTTTGATCTTTTCTCCATCTTGAAGTTCTGATTGGTCTATTGGAGAATCTTCATTAATGAAGTCGTAATTTGTGTAAACTGTTACTCCGTCAATCTCTTTGTACCAAACTGCTACAATATAGTCATTTCCAAATTCTAAAATATCTTGTTTTAGATCTGCTATAAGCTCTGAGCTTTCGTAGCTAATATGAGTGTCATTTTGATTAATTAATGCCATATTGTTTCTTCGTTCTGATACTTTACGCTTGTATGGTGTAGCTTCTCTTCCATGTAGGAACTTTCTCAGATGCATATTGTGCGCCCATAATATAATTCAAATAATCTTCATCAACTTTTGCAATTTTTCTTTTCATATGATCGTCATTGTATGAAAATGCATAAAGCATCATCCCGTGTAAAATCTTATCACCAGGGAATACATGCTGCGATGATTCATGCCTCATAAACCTATTGGCTTTTTGATACTCATTCATAACATTTTTGCGAATATTGGTCATGCATGTCATATTTGCATGTTGTTCGATAGATGTTAGAATCATAGGATATGGTTTCTTTAAGCGTGTGCTGATTAATTGAAAAGCACAATTCAAAAAACCGAGAGACCATAATACTTTCTCTCGGTCTGTTGCTTCTGGTTCCTCGTCAATCTTACCACCTAACTTCATGTGTTCGTAAAATTTATCTCTTTCTTTTTTATCTGAATAAAACATTGTATAACTCCTTTTCTGTGTGAATTGATAGTTATACGCCTTGCGTTACGGTTTAAATTAAGAAATAAACTAATTTCATTTCTTTTATAGGTTTCAAAACATCCTATGTTACGGTTTAATTAAAGAAAAGTAATATTACCTCTTCTTATATAAATTTCAAAACACCATGTGTTGTGGTTGATAAAATTGTAGTTTTATGTGCAAAAACAACCCACATGTAAATGTCATTTTTTGTTTATTTTACTCATAAAATTAACATTCCGCTATGACACTATTACTATAAAAATATCATTAGTATACTTTAGATTCCAATATGGATTGATTAAATATGTGGGTTACTTTCTTTATAACCATATTAACACCAGAAATAATACATGTCAATATAATTTATTCTACTCTACACATACCATCTATTTCATGCTCAGACAAGTATAAAGGCATCCCACACTTTTTGTCAAAGAATGAAAGGACGTATTCTGTAGAATCAATTCTAGCTCCATATAAGACTGTTTTTATAGGTGTCTGAGAGTCGATTTCTGTGAGTTGTACTGTGTCACCTATATGAAACAATCCGCACTCTGTATTGAGCGTCTGAGTGCTTTCGTTGTATTCGTATATTCTCATTGCGTACCTCCTTAGCTGTTCAAATAACTCTGTGATTGTAATAGGTCTGTATATTCTCCGCAAATATACCATGTGTCAGATGATGGAATGTATTTTAGTATCTTTGTCTTTGTAGAGATGTTAAATCGTTCTAACACTTCTATTCTGCTTTTGTAATATTCTACTTCACGTTCTTGTCTTGCTGAGTTAGTTTCTTTTCTAGTACCCTGTAGGAGTAATTCTCTGATGTGGAATTTTTGAAGCTTACCATAAGAATCTAATATAGACATCCAGATATCAGGAGGCGTGTCTCCTGAGATGTTTACTCTCTTGGTAGCTTCTGGAATGTTTGTTGTATTGTACAT